CTAAAAATTTTTTAATTGAATTTCAACATCACCATTGACAATCACAATCCTTGATATTATGCTTTTTAATATATTGTTTTTCTCTTTCTTGTCGATATGCGCCCACACATCGGCAAGTTTTTTTATGTTCTCGTAAACAACTTCTTTCTTCTGACTGTTTCTTTCGTTTTTTTCTTCCTCGGTTATCTTTACTTTCATTTCAGAAATGCTTTTTTCAGTGCTCTTAATCATTTCTAAAACTGTGTCGTTTCCATCGGAATAAAGAACATATAGCCTTTTTAATTTCACCTGTTCTTTTTCAAATTGTGACTGCATTATTTCAAGTTTGCTTTGCTTTTCAATAGGCTTGCACTCTGAAAGATTTAAGGATATTTTTAAAATTTCACTTTCTACCTGTTTTTCAATATCAGCAGCCCATTCCAAAGAATTGTTACAGTCGGGATTGAAATTAGGCAAATACTTCATTGCTTTATCACGAGAACAGCAATATATTTTATGCTTTCCGTGCGTCCACTTCTGATACCGCATCTTGCATCCACACACACCACAATAGCACAATCCTGTTAACAAGTTGGCATCCGTATGACAAGCAGTTTTGTTTTTCCTACGTGATTTTCTGATTTCCTGTGCAAGTTCAAACCTTTCTTTATCAAAAATAGGTTCATGAAGTCCTTGATATACATTCCCTTTATATGGGATCATACCTATATTGACAACTCCGGTAAGCACATTTCTTACAAGTACCTCACTGTGAAATCCTAATGATTCCTTGATATATAAATCAGAATAACCACCAATAAACATATCAAGTGCTCTGTTTGCTTGTTCCTTACGTTCTGGTATAGGAATGAGTATTCCTTTCTCCTTGCTATAATTATAGCAATACGGAGTATTAGCACCACCAATCCAGTAACCTTGTTTGATTCGCTCCAACATACCGCCACGCATACGAAGCATCATAGTATTTTTGTCAAGTTGTGCAAAAACAGCCATCATCTGTGTGTATGCCTGCTCCATAGGGCTGTCATAACTTACACTGTCATGGACACATTTGAATAACACTTGGTTTGGTTGAAAAACTCTTTCAATTATGTACAAACCATCAATCATACTTCTTGAAATTCTATCTAATTTAAACGCAACAACACATTTAACACGTTTTTTTATACAATCGTTAATAAGTCTTTGCAATTCCGGTCTATCCATATTTGCACCGGTATATCCATCATCAACATACCAGTCAGATACAACCAGTTCATTTTTACGGCAAAAAAGTTCTATGTCTCTTTTTTGACTATCAAGACCGTTGCCTTCTTCTGCCTGCTTTTCCGTGGAAACACGCATATATGCGACACATTCCATTTTCTTTACGCTCCTTTCAATATATAAAGAATGTGCCGTATTTATCATACATACGACACATTCTAAAGCCTTTTTACAATGGTGTCAACAGCATATAGATGCTATAATCTCAATAATTTCTTTTGGTAGAGAAACATCTTCAATATCAACATCTTTGCCGTCTTGTGTAACTCTAACCATTTTTTACCTCCAGTCTGTTTATTTTTTCATAAACCTTTTTCGATATTCTGTTGACCGTTCTGTCACATACATTAATTTTTTGTGCTGTTTCTGTAATAGTTTTTCCGCAAGAAAGCATTTTAAACACTTTCTCTTCCTCTTCCGTGAAATTGGCGTTCCGGAAGATTTCTTCAAGTTCTGGCTTAGTCAGTTTTGACAACTTCATAAGCCATTCTCCTTATATAAATTTCAGTTTAGATGTTCATAACACCAGACTTCCATCCTGCTTTTTTAGCCTCTTCTGAAAGAATCTCATTTTCTTCAGCTATAGCCATTTTTCTTTGTTGTTTTTCTAAACAATATATTGATAAAATTTCATCCACCAACTCATTAATACTACATAACATATCTCCGTCAACCTCTTCGGTTCGTTCTGCATCATTTAAAATATTTTTTATATCTTCTGCACATTCATGTATTTTTCTCATACAAATGCCTCCATAAATCTTAATATTTCAGTTTAAATGCTGCTTTCTTATCGCAAAAACAGCAAAACCGTCCTTCGTTTTTCGGCAGAAGGCTAAATATCGTGGTACCGTCTCAGAAGTTTATAAGGTCATCTTGAACGGTCAAACGGCTGACCCTCTATTTCAGTTTACCTACGCAATCCAAGCTTCCGGCGGGAGCGCATCGGTATAGCGTTCAAATTCTCTACATTCTTTGCTATATTTTGCATACCGCCCCTGCTCTGCGGCAGCTACCTCATAAAGCTTCTCAATCTCTTTTACTACCTGCAAATACCCTGTGTTTTGATCACGCAAAATGTCAATGGCTGCTTTCAGACTATCGTATCGGCTCCGTAGGCCAACGTAAGCGGAATAAACCCTAAAACACTGTCTGGCCGCAGCTATCATTTCGTCCTTCGTCATCTGCTTCAGTTTCTTTTTGGTTTCATCCTCTGCCCAAGAATCAGAACCTCCTATTCCGAAGTAGTCCTGTTCATACTCGTCAAAACCAAGCAGTCCTCCGTATGTCTCACCGGCTCCTGCTGCCACAAAGAATATGTCGAAGCAATCCGGAACCCATTCCTCCTGGATATCCTCAAACATTTTTTCACATTCAGCACACAGATCGGCAAATGCCATTCTAAATTCATACGCTTCATCTTCATCTCCGGACAGTGCATTGATAAGGCTATCATTCCCATCTTCGGAATCCGTGTACCAATGCACCTCTTCGCAGGCTTCTTGGATGTCCCACAAATCCTGTTGGATGAAATCAAGGTTAAGATTTTTAACAATGGGCTTTTTATATCTCAGTTGTTTTGCCTTAAACCGTTTTGTTTCCTCTGCATCTATCATTTCTCGCTCCTTTGTTAAATCCTAAGACTTTAAGACCAAAGTTCCATTATTCCTTTCGACAGTATCCATTAAATGCATTGCTGCGTTTAGTGACTCCTTCTCTGCCAGAGATAATTCATCTGCAAACTTATCAAATATGCAGGAAAGATTATTTATATGCTCCCGTGTTTCCGCATTATATATTTTCATCCTATTCCTCCACTAAATCCTAAGAGCATTACCGCAAAATCTACAGTACTTTGCCAATATCACACACTTGGAACCGCCTGTATAATGGCTTTCCACATATTTGTGTACTACTGCTCCGCAATATTTACACGTTATTCTTGCCATAACAGCGTAGCTGTCATTTATTTCTTTCTGTTCATCGTGTGACCACATTTCTCGCTTAACTCCTTTGCTAAATCCTAAGTTACATACTTAATTTCTTACCTTATCCAAGTACTCCTTGCATTTCCAATACACTTCCGGATCAAATTCTTTCCGCTCATGTTCGTACGCACTGTATTCCGCAGGATCACAGTCTGCAATCTGTGCCATCTTAAACATGGACACTTTTGCATCTCTTCTTAGTGCTGCAATATAGCCTGCGTACATCCATTTGTCTCCGTTGGCTAACTGTATTCTTGCCATTTCCTGAATATCTTTCGATGCAGATGCTTCCATTATTTGCTTTATTGGGCATTCCTCGTTGTGGCAATCATAAAGGCAACCGTGGATTCCATTCTTGCCATCGAAAAAGCCAACCACATATTTCGTTGGTTCCTTGCAATCATTACATTTTGCATTTATAGCCATCTCACTTCACCTCCTAAGTTATTTACCATTCTCTTCATCATTGCTGATACTTATCTTTTGCATTGCCGGCAGCACCAGTGCCACTAAACACCACGCTGATCCGGTATATTTGATAGCAAATATCACCGCTGTTGCCGTAGATATCCAAGCTGCTGCATAAGCAAACCACACATTTTTATTTTTCATAGCATCCTCCTTTACCATCCGATGATACATTATCCTGGCATCAATCCATACTCTGGTAAATCCCGGAGCACGTACCGTATCCGGCGCACCTCTGTCCGGCCAGTATATTCTCCACCTGCGAACTCCATTAAGATCAGGACATATCCCAGCTGTACATCATCTTCATCTTTTCGCAATTCAAAGTTACTCATTTACCAGTTCTGCCAGCTGAATAAAATCAAGAGTTTCGCACCCATCATATAAGTCATATACTTTCTCCACGATTTCATCACAATACCCTGCTTCTTCCAACTGATCCGAAAAATCAGGATCAGAAGATGTACAACCATATTCTGTTTTTATGGATTCTCTCTGAAATTTTCTATCAGAAATTTCCAAGGTTTCAATGCAACCATTATCCGTTGTTTCAATGCAATATTTCATGTAATTTTCCTCCTGTTTTTTTAACTTGCTTTTGAATTATTGAGTGGAACTCAAATAGAAACTCAAATTTTTTAGTTCCTGGTTTCACTTACTTGCTCAATATTTAAGTTTTTGAACATTGCACACATCACATCCACCACGATGCTGTTACCAAACTGCTTGTAAAGCTGTGTGTTGCTGTTGACAGCTGCCATCTTGGAGATATCTTCATCAGATACTCCCATCAGTCGTCCGCATTCTCTCGGTGTCAGCTTTCGGATACGGTACTGTGTGTCAATATGGCTATTTGCATACCCATGTGTGCCGGCTACAAGATTAGCTGCTATGCCATTATCAAGATTTCTTCCACGCATGGCAACTATACACATATTGTCCTTATGTGCTCCTATCCCTTTGTAATACCGTGATGTTACCGTACTCGCTGTTGGTGTATCGACATCACATATTTTGGCATTATCAAGGCTATCTAAATAACCATCCGGCATTTTATCTAATTTGCATGGAACCTGATTTTCCACAATTACTTTTGGCTCTTTATTACCACCTTGCATTGTACTCAATGTTGGACTACCCCCCCCCACATCATAAATTCTGTTAGTGCTTTCAAATTTGCTTTCAAGTGAACCTATAACTTTAACTTCTTGCATTCAACCACTCCTGTATTTAATGATGCATATTTTCCTATTGTATTTCCATCTTTTGAAATATGAGACAAAATGCAATTAGCAATAATCTTTTCTTTTGGATTGTTAATTGACAAATCAACCGCTTTCAACAACACAGTTTCCTTCTGACCGCAAGTTGCTGATTCCTGCGTCATATCTTGCAGTGATGCAGTTTGCAATGTATCTCTGCTGTGGATTGCAGATTGTTCCGTCAATGCAAGTCTGCTCTCATGATTGTTCTTTGGCAGCGTTCCGTTGTCAATAAGCTGTTTTATCAGCTTTTCAGCCTTTTCATTGTTGATGTAATACTTTTCTTCCACATTTTCCTCTAAGTAATCTTTCAGTTTCTTTTTTAATGGAACCGGTTCGGGGAAATGGTAATTGTACTCTCCCAAAAATGAAAACATGAAACATCTTTCACGATTCTGCGCTACTTCATAATTTTTAGCATTCAAATCCTGCCAGTAGTTCACATATCCAAGGCTCACAAGAAAATCAATCCATTTCTGAAAATCAGACATATTCGATTCTGCGTGGACTTGCGGAACATTTTCCATGAACAGAATCTGCGGTAATTCACCACCACTTTCATGTATTTCTGTCAGAATCCGTTCCACTTCCCACAGTAAACCGCTTCTTGTTCCACTACCTTTGCTCATTCCCATTTGCTTTCCAGCAACCGACAAATCGGTGCAAGGAAACGAGTAAGTAAGTAAGTAAAGGCTTCAGTGTCCGTAATGGCTAAATCCGCAGCATGAACCTGTGTTATATCCATTGTTGGAAAATCTGTGCCATGCACTGCGTTATAGCTTGCTATGGCATACCTATCAAACTCAACAACTCTGTAATGCTCAAATTTCGCACCGATACGTTTCAGTGCCATTGCCTGCGAACCATATCCGGCAAACAGTTCTATCAGCCTTATAGGCTTTGTAATCCGTATCGGTTCACGTATCATGTCAAAAATGCTCATCTGAATCATGGCATCACCCCCGGCATAAAATCAGATAATCGCATTTGTGCCATTTCTGCATCTAATCTCTTTTTGGACAAATCATAATAGTGCTTGTCCAGTTCAAAGCCAACATATGGATGGTTGGTTCTGTAGCAGGCTATCAAGCTACTAGCACTTCCTACATGTGTGTCAAGGATAATGTCTCCGGGCTTTGCATAGCGGTTTAGGAGCCATTCATATAGTGCTACCGGCTTTTGTGTGGGATGGATACGCTTTTCATTCAATGCCTTATTCCCCTGCTGAATAGTTCCTTCAGTAATGGATTTTCCCTGGAACATTCCACGCCACATATACCGGAATATGTCTATCCTTTTAGTCAGACTGCAGAATGCCACTTCTGCATCCGACTGGTCAGAACCATCATTGCATTTATCCCATACAATAAGACCACCAGCCAAAGTAAAATCAAAGTAATTGCAACCCCATATAATCTGATTTTTGGATACCCGAAACAATTCCTCGAAGTATTCCCTAGAGGGGGGCTCATTGTCCCACCCTCTGTTTTCGTACTGACCGTCCTTTACGTATGTTTTTGTTCCATTTTTCTGCTTAACAAATGTATTCCTATTTTTGCCACCATGCTCATGTAAGCCATACGGTGGATCCACAATCGCAAGGTCAAAGTAACCATCCGGAAAATCTTTCATCCCATCCATGCAATCCATGTTGTAATATCCAAAATCCATTACGGCATCACCCCCGGAATATCCTCAAAACTAATCTGATTATCTCTTTCAAAGACAATCATCTCATTTTTGGCTCTCTGATAAAAATTGCGGTCAATCTCAAATCCGAATGCACTTCTCCCGATCTCTGCGGCTGCTCTTAAGGTACTACCGCTGCCACAGCAAGGATCAATCACTACATCACCTGGATCTGTAAAAATCTCAATCAGTTTTTTCAGCACCGCTACTGGCTTCTGTGCCGGATGGATTTTCGGAATATCTTTTCCGTCTTTCTCCCACTTGAACCAGTTAAAAATCATTTTCCCAGTGCCACGGATCGTCTTTCCGTCCTCGTCAACCTTTGCACCGTTCCGGAACTTCGGCAGCTTGTCACGGTAGAACACAAGAGCATATTCAGTAGCACCAACCACACGCATATTTGCCTTAAGCACCTGCGGACTGTAATTTTTAACAAATACCAACGGTATGTAATGGACGAATCCATGCTTATAGGCGGCATCAATCAGCGTAGGCATCTGTTCAAAAGAGCAGAACACAATCATGCAAGGACTGTTGCTACTTCTTCCCCTGGTAACGCTATTCTTGTCTTCTTTTTTCAGCATCTTTGAGCAGAAATGGAAATACTCATACAGATTGAAGTTGAAATCAGAATTAAATGCCGCCTTGCCTGCCAGCTTGCTTTCACCGTTCTTGTTATCCCCGCCGTTGTACCACATAGGATTACTGCCGTAAAAATTCTTGCCTACATTATACGGGACATCGGCAATGATAAGCTGTGCCGGAGGTATGGCATATTTCTTATAGTTCTGCATTGAATCTCTGTAAATCTCACATTTTAATTTTTTCATTTTTCAAGGAGACCGCATATGCTTCACTCTGCGCAGAGTCTCGGCTCCTTTCTTGGTTTTATCTAACTATCGTTTCTTCCTGCTCCTTGTACATCCTGCCAGCCATCTGCACCAGATAGTGCTGTAAGGCTTCTGCAACGCTGATTCTGTGCTTGGTGCAGTATCGGTCAACGTAACGTTTAAAGTCCGCATTATCGGCATACAGGGCGGTGTAATCAATGTTCTGCATCTACTCCACCGCCTTTCACAATCTGGATTGCATCGTCCATATTGACCACCAAATCACCGCCCATTCCGGTATCACAGCCAAATCTATCAAAAGATGCATCCAACAGCTGATCTAAAACCTTGTCCGGGTCATAGGCGGTCGGTTCTCTATCAATAAATACCATCAGTTCACCCACTGGCACCAAATCGGTATTTTTCCCGTTCTGCTTCTTGATTACCTCTTCAATATGTTTTTTCAACACATCCGCTTCAATCAGTCGTCTCATCGTTCGCCCTCCTGTTCCATGCTTCAATCAGCTTTTCTTCATTGTAATCTTCTTTCAACATCATCATTCTTCCACAATTCATGCATTTTACGTAAAATTCGCATAAGATAGCACTTTTTCTCTTACATGATGGACACGGCTTAAGTTCTTCACTCATCTCCTACCTCTTTTCTTTCTGCTCAACAATGAGCCATACTGATACGGAGACATATCGGGAATTTCTCTTTTTCCCATTCCTTTTTTGTAATAATAGTTTCCGTTCTTCTTCGTCTCCTGCTTTTTAAAGTCATAAGACAGATCCGTCATTTTCCATCACCCCATTTCAATTTCTGGCCACATTTATTGCAATAATCATCATATGATGTCAAAAAACTACCGCAGGAACATCTGTACCTCATATGTGCTTTTGTCCATGACGTACAAGGGATATTAACCTTTTCCGGTTCTATGGCTGTCTGCTTTTCCACAGCTTCACGGCATTCCTCCACCGTACCTATCTGGTGGTACTGCTGCACCTCTTCCAGTGCCTTGATTGCCACATCTAACGCTTCTGCCCTCCTCTGCGGAATTATTCCACCATAAGGTCTAATTCGATGTAATTCTTCGATTGCTTTATTTTCCGTCATGGCTACCCTCGCTTTCTTTCTGCAACCATGACAGCGTACAATCTTTACAATCATGGTTAAAATCGCATACCTTGTCACTTTTTAATAAATTCCGCAGGACACATAATAGTGCCATCGCCAACTCTTCGTCCGTCATGCTCCTGATCCGGTCTGCGTTGATCATCGGTTCGTAGTTATCGCAGTCTCTTTCTATGTCCTCATGCGGACAGTCGTTGATTTTCTCGCACCATGAATACGCATCGAAACCATTATCCTTTGTTTCTAAATTCTTGCAGTTATTACACTTCGCCATCTTCTACCTCACTTTCCCGGTACGGCTCCGGCAGTGGCATCCAAGCTGTGACATTTACGCTATCAATGTCATCACCGAGGACAAACCGTCCTCCCAAATATTGTACAAAGCAACAACGGTTTCGATATGTATCCCATCCAATTACGCTATTAAGAGATTCTTCCGGCAGTCTTTCGCTTACCGGAATCCACATCGGCTGATTCTGTAAGGCGGTGATTGCTAGCTGTAATGCATCACATCTTTTATCAGCATCAAGTGTGCAAAGGATATTTGCCGTATCACAACACTGACTATTGATATCGTTTAATAATTTGATAGCTTCTTCTCTCTTCATTCCGCACCTCTCAATTCTTTCAGCTTGGCTTTTGCTTCTTTTTTTGTGAGGAATACTGTTTCACCAATATCGGTGAAATACATCTCTGTAGACACATAAGGACAATCATACCTGTCATAATAAATTTCTGCCATGTTACACCAATTTCCATTTCTATCCCTATAGTTTCCCAAGAATATTGTTTCAACCGTACATTGTTCAATAAAGTTTTCGCTTATCTGATATACCTTATCTCCAACCTTGCACGGCAACCGCAAGAGCAATCCATGCTCCTCGGCTTGTTCATATGCTGCCAACTTTGCAATAGCCAGCCTACTCTGATGAGCACTCATTTCACATGGCTCAAATAGTCTTTCTTTATCCTTAAACCATACCATTTCTGAATCAGGTGCTTTTTGTGTCAGTCTCTCCATTCTTGCTCCTTTCCGCAATCCTCGGCTTGCTCTCCATCACATGGTAGCTGCAGTCATATGGCTTTGTGCGTCCGATTCTAATAGCATCAGCAACCGGATGTGTAGCCATGTAGAGTAAGTCACCGTTCTGAAAGTTTCCTGTTCCCTCTCTCATACAGCTACACTCCTTTTTCCGTATGTACTTGCGATTCCGTATACATTGCAAATTTCTCTGTAATATTTTTCCTGTGCATGGATATGAGAATCCACACGGTCAAGTTCCGTCTCACACCACTTTGCAAATTCTTCTGTGGACAATGGTGTTTCCAAATTTTCAAATTTTTCTCTGTTGTCAATCACAAAACACACCATGTCAACCGGGATGTGGTTCAAATCCGCAAGAATCTGAATCTGTTTATCTTTGTCCTCTGCTTTTTCGTAATTCGCCAACAATTCATAACCTGTCATCTGCATTTATATCACCTCTTATCAAGTTTGATTTCTTTATCGTAGCAATTTTTCTTCGGATTCCCCTCTACCGGAGAAACCATCTTTTTAGGATCTGTAGTGTATGCTCCGTTTAGTTTCACACCTATTTTGCTTTTTTCATCCACATAGCATGACGGTTTGTAACGATCCGGCGGAATGTAGTTGTGAATGCGCCAGTGCTTTACGAGCAAAACTCCACTATCGAAAGATAAAAGGAATCTATTGTCTATCAATGCTTTCAAATCATCATCAGAAGCACCGCACATCCTTATGATTTTCCGTGGGTTGTTCACAAATCCGTCATCGTCAGCGTTCATACATATGTGGAAATAAAGCATTTGAGCCGTAGCAGGAATATCCAAAAAAGCATCACTCTCAACTATTTTTGTACTGAACATTCTTTTTTCTGCCATTTAGAACTCCTTACTCAAAAATAGGCTTCTCAATATAGATTCCGGTGTTTTCCACCAGTTCTCTCCACAAGTCCATGAAATCTTTTCCGTTGCACTTGTCTCCGGCTTTGTCCATGTGGTCAGAAAACTTATCCTTGAAATTCGTCAGCTTCTTCTTACCGAATCCATCTTCCATAAGAATTACCATTCCATATAGGATGTACCTTGTGGACAACTCATTTATAAGATTGTTACATCTGACCTGTTCCTGGATGCATTTCTGCGCTACAACCGACTTGTAATGTGGATAATCAGCTTCGGTAAATTCCTTGTACTCAATCGTCCAGTCTGCAAAATCGTTAAGCCTGCTCTGTAACTCCGTATAAGGCTCATTCTCGTACTTTTCATTGTACTCGGTGAATTTACCGCAGAAGTCGGAAAGTCTAGTCTGTGAGTACTTGTAGTCTTTCCACAGGGTATAGCAGAACAGTGTCAGTATTCCGGTGAATGGGCTTCTCTCCGCAGACTGCTTCAAAAGTTCTGTCTGCCGCATGATTTTCAAAATATCCTGCGGATTGTCATATCGTTTTGGCATTTTATGTATCACCTCTTTTCAAGTTCTGGCTCTTTCCTTTTGCAATGAGTAGCACCGTATTCTGATTTTCCTACATATTCGTAGCAATCAACGCATTTCCATCTACCATTTTTATACGGTTTGTGAGTACGTCCGTTGATTGAGTGCATTGTGTTTGGGTACTCATTCCAACAGCTACAATCGTAATTTTTTTCACTCATGTAATCTTCTCAAATTTCTTTAACAGGCATTCCTTGCACAACTGGACACCTTCAAAATCGTAAAGTTCCTCTACATCATCATTACATTCGTCACAGTACAGATGTTTCACATGGCGGTTAGGACAAGCAGAGCCAAGGCAAGGATAACTTTCAGTGGCACACCAGCAGCATTCATCTTCGTATTTCACCATTTTCTGAAAAACTCCTTTAATTCATTACAGAATTGCTGAAATCTATACTTAAACAAGTACTCTTTAAAAGATCTAGTTTCATATTGATAGCAAAGATACATAATTTGTTTTTGAGTAGAAAGAGATTCATAAAACTCCTTGTCAGTTTCTTCAACATATTGTAAAAGTACTTCATAGTCTGTTTTATTCATTACTTTCACCGTCCTTTTCTCCATGCAAAAGTTCCATAAACTTCTGATACTGTTTCTGTGAAACTGAATTGTTCTGCTTCTCAGGCTTCAAACTGATGACCAAATGTTTATCTGCAATGTTCGATAGTTCCCTTGCAAGATTGATTCTGCCTTGTGCCAGTCCATCACGGTAACCTTTTCCCGGTCGGTACTCTGCGATCTGCTTCTTTCCATCACCTTGACCACCAGCTGTCTTGTTGCGAAGCTGGTAACCATCGTCCGCATAACGCTTAATCCAGTACTGCTCCCACTTGTCCAGTTCTTCTACCGGATAGTGCAAGAATCCTATTTTCCAACCGTATATATTTTCCGCAGAATATAATCCGTGGCTTTTCATGGATAAATCAATGTGTTGATAGCCGTTAAGATGCCCTGCTAGTCTTTGGAGTAGGTGTACCGCCTGTCCCACATACGCAAATCGGAAACCATCCTCGTCTGTTCTTGTCAGAAAGTAAATTCCACTTCCATCGTCCACATGGGGATTGACCGCCAGTATTCTTTCACGATTCTTAGTTTCAATAGCTTTCGCTTTCTGAATGTTCTTCCAGTTACTCAAAATGGGCACTCCTTTCCATTCCGTAAAATCCATTCCTTGCCTGCTGCCGCATAGTCCACATTCGCCATAGGAGCAATCTTTTTTACCTCTGCGACACATTCATCAGCATCGGTTGTATCACCGCCCAAATGACACAATATGACGTTTTGCAAGGCATCTGACTTGTTCGCTTCGACAATTCCTTTGCAAGTATCCAGTTCGCAGTGACCTTTGACCTTGTGAACGTAATTAGGTGCATCCATGTCAACATATTTCTTCTGATAGTTACACTCGATCAAAAAACAATCTATCTCCTGTTTGCGGAAATTATATGGAATGTATTCAAAGTCCGTGGCATAAATAATTCTCTGTGAATACGGCAAAGGTGTCTTAATATAAAATCCGTTGTTCCAACAACCATTGTGCGGAACATCAAACGCCTGTATGTCGAAATCACCTAAAGTAAAGTGCATTGTCTCTACTTTTCCGCTTTCATACGGTGCTACAACTCTGATTCCCATTCTCCGCAAATCTTCAATACTCTTGCTATGGTCTCCTAACCATGCTCATGTGAAACTATGCAACCAACAATATTTTTTACATTCCAGTCACACATACGCTTTATATCCATGATTCCCATTCCTGCGTCAATCAGAAGTGTTTCATTCTCCGTCATGAGTGCGTATGAGTTGCCTGAACTGCCTGAACCGCAACATTTCAATTTGAGCATTTCATCACCTCACTTTCTTGTGGTTGGGCACTTTATACACAAAGCAATATAATATCGTGTCATATTTTATACTGTAATATTCTATGTTGTTCAAGGTTATATTGATGTGCGGTTTGCACCGCCTATAAAGTACCCAACCTGTATTTATTTTTTACTTAATGCCCTCTACATGGTATCTGCCGTAGCCACTACTTCTTCCACTTCCGATTCCATTTCCGAATCCTGCAAGATTTATGATGTTTACAATTTGTTCAATGGAGTATGCGTTCTCGGTGTACTGAATTGTAAAAGTAGCTTTCCAACCGCTAAATCTGTTCAGTCGCACAAGAACTGGACTTCCTTTTTTAGGTGACATCAACTTCTCGTCAATGTGATGTTCTGCAAACTGGATAGGGACTAAATCTCCCTTTGCAATGATATTTACTCCTGCATTGAATTTCGTAGCATATGTATCAATCTTGTTCTGCGTGACAGCCTGTCCGAAAGATTTTTTCAATCCAAAACCAGTAATACATGGTGCATTTTCCTTTAATGCCTTTACAAGTCCTTCCTCTGAAAAATCGGTAGGTTTTCCATTGTACCAGTGCATAGCAGTGATAATAGATTCCCATGGGTTAGGCTTCGCTGTGTCCTTTGCCTTGTCCTTGCGCTTGTCAATCAAATCTCTTGCATTTACATCATTCATCTTGTTCAGAATCAAATCTCCGTCACCTGCAATAGTGATTTCTGCGGTTTTGATGTTGAGTGGTCTAATTTCAATAACTTCCGTATTTGCCATGATATAATCTCCTTTTCTATTCTTTTGTGTGCTTACCGCTTTGTAAGTGGCATAAACAATAATTTTTGTAGTGTTCTGTTTTGTATTGTAATGTCTTGTTCTGTATTGTCTTGTAATGTGTTTTTCTTTGCTTTTGTGGCTTATGCCACCTATAAAACGGTAAGCAGTTACTGATAGCACTTTGTAAGCGATATGATGTTCTATGCTATAATTTAATTTGCTTTCCTATAATGTCCTGTTTAATTCTTATTTTTGGCGGTATCATACCGCCTATAAAATGCTATCAGTTTGTGCCTATAATCAAGTGCTTAACAAGTGAGATAAAATGTCCTATGATTTGCTTTATTTTCCTTTTTCATTTTGTCCTGTTTTCTCGATATTTTATAAAAAGCTGTTATATAATAGGTGTTTATCCCACCTATAAAGCACTTGAATATAGGTTGTTTTGTCTTTTCCTGTCTTGATTTATCCAGTTATGTTCTGTTTGATGCTTATATATATCTAAGCAGTGATTAAATCTATCTGCTCAAATACCGATTCAAGTTCAGAAAGTGTATTGTATTTCTTTCTGAAACTTTCCAGTTCCGACAACGCTCTTTTCAGCAAATCATCGTATTCATCATGGTTCGTCAAAAAAGTTCTTGTCGGCTGATACACCGTGTCAGATGTTCTGCTTAATACTCTGACGGGTGGCACATCTTCGCTTTTGGGAGCAATGTAAAGCATTCTGATAATATTTCCTGCCTGCGTGATTCTGTATCTTTCTGCTGCCACATCGTTATCCCATTCAAAACATTTATGTAATTCAGATTCCTTGTCCCTTGCTCTTTCAAGTAAAGAACTAGGTGTGATGTTCTCCAAGGAAATAATTTCTGAATAGCATTTGTTCGCATCAGCTTTGAAAATGCCGTTCACTTTCCATTTAACAGTATCTTCCATGTCCTCAATTCTCCCTACTTAAAGCAATCCGGTGTCTCTGCGCTGGCAATGTCCGTCTCTGCGGTCTGCGGCACTTCCTCAAATGTTGCGTCAGGAAACTCGATATTGTTTGCATTTGCCTGTACCTCTTCTGCCACAACTTTTTCCACATCAAGTTTCACATCGGAAACATCAGGAAATTCTTCCTGTGCATACAGGCCTTGGAATTTATCCGGAAAAGCTTCTCTTAATGCCTGTACAACAGCAACTTTTCTTATCATTGTTGCAGGCTTTTTAGACCATTGACCGTTGATTGTTCCATCTTTTTTTCTTCCAACATATTCATCGAAAGATACTGACTGGTACTCCGGTGTTTCTCTTCCTTTTATAAATACTTTCGCCCAACCTCCTACAATAGATTCGTCCTTAAGGACAAAAGATCCTTCTCTTTCTTCAACGGAACCATCTTTCTTCTGAACAATAATTCCTGCTTTTTTTCCTGCATAATTCGGATTTGCATCGGCTCTTTTTGTAAAAACATCTTTTCCTGTAACAATCGTAGCAGGATCATTGTTTCCAAACTTAATGAGGTATGCTTCTTTCAAAAAAGGATTAAGATGCTGATATCTGCAAAGAGACATAAACATCATTACTTCCTGATCCGATACGTTTCCACCACCGCTTACAAGGTACTTTCTTACCGTTGTTGGGGAAATTTTTACAATTTCCCCATTTGATTCGTATTCCACAATTCCTGTGTTTTCCTGCTTCTTTTCGTCTGCCATGTTTCTACCTACCTTTCTACCTTTTTGATGCCGTCAATTTTGATGATGAATACCTGGCTTGTCTTTGGATTCTGAATAAGCGCAAGGTCTGGCAGATGAATATACGGATTGTCATGCTTCGCAATGTTCAAAACCTTTGCAACCATCCCATCTTCAACAGAAACTCCCTTAACAAAATTTTGCCTATAATTTCCAAGTCCACTCCATGTATCGTATGTTGAATAGCAATGACCTCTATGTGTTACCTCTACCATGTCACCGACATGGATTTCGCTGTCATCCTCTTTCTGCGCTTTCTCTTCCGGCTTGTAGTTTTCGAGGACAACGTACTCTCTGTGCCATAAACCAACATTTTCCTCAGATTTTTTGCAAATACATCCTAATGCCGTAACGCAATTTACTTTGAAAATATCTCCGTTTTTATAAGGAATCAAACAAGGCATCGCATAAACAATCTTGACGTACTCACCAACTTTAGCCTTTCTTTTCACCTCACGGACACCATCATCAGGCTTTACATATTCTCCCATCAGTCTATTAAAAGCCAACTTAGCACCAGTACGGAAATCAAATTCATCAGCCGGATTGCACTTGGCTTCTGCTTTCTTCCCAGTGGACTTGTCCAGCGCAACTACTTTGTTGTCATTGCGGTAGATGACAATGGTTTCCTGTTTTGCTTTTCTTACCAAATCAAAACATTCTTCTTCAACCGAAAATACTTCCCCAACACTGCGTGACCCTTTTATGATTTTTATATACATCGTATAGTCTCTTAATTCTGTAACAATGGCTTCTCTTACATAAGATGTATTAGTTATGGTATAATTTTCATCTGCTTTTTTGTTTGGTTTAACCACATCTCCAACATAGAATTTATGTTTCATACTTATTCCTCACTTTCCGGCTCGTTCATAAACTTGCCAAATTCATCATTTTTTACTTTGACATCAGCCTTGTAAATCTCCTTGATGCTTCTAGGCATCACATGATATGTCACATCCGTATCAGCAATCTTACCTTTGAATTTCAAGGCTCCACGGTCTGAAAGTCCCAGGTACACACCCACGCAACACTTGTCATCAAAATTGAATATAACGGTGTCACCGGCATTGATTGTTTCTCCGATTGTTGTCAGAACAGAAATGACTGTCTCTTTCTTAATCTGCATTCTCCGCAGCTCCTTTCTTTTTTTAAAACAATTTATTTATCAATTCCATTGCGTATGCTGTGTCAACCTTAGAATCGCCAGTCTCTTCCATGTGCTTCTGTAATTCTTCGACCATCATCTGAAAGTAAGTTGTATCTACACCAGTCAACTGTTCTTCCAACACTTTTACATCTTTCAAATCCAGTTCATTTAACTGCATACACATTTTTACATACTGTCCAGCGTTGATATGGTATCCACGCTCAATATACTTTCTCGTTCGTATGATAGAGCAAAGCGGATATTTAGAGCCTACATAATACAACTCCTTGTTGATAATGCATTCCAACGCCTTATTGGGAAGAAATACCTCGTTATCCCACGAACTCCATGCACAAGTACAGTGAACGAAATCATAATTCTTGTGAATTTCCTCTACTTCTCCATAAAACCTTGTAACAATCTGAATCTTATTCGAAAGACTTATTGCATTGCTTGTAATAAAACGTGGTCTGTATTTTTCTTTGGAATCCGAATCCGTTTCTACCTGTTCGTGCTCTATTCCAACTGCTTCATCTTCATCGGCTGTAGAATCAAAATTGTAAGCAATAGAACTTCCACCAACTTCATCTTCATCTGCAATTCCTTTAGACTGTACGAAGCATTTTACCGCACCATTATCACTGCCGGTTGCTTTTTCCAATTCTTCTCCCCACATAAGAGTGACTGGTTTATCTTCATGTAAAGTGTTCCACTTATCAACATAGTATTTTGCAACTGTAATACACGCATCTTTTGTTTTGAAATATACATCATAGTCATGCACTGGCTCCCCTGTTAAAAGGGAAACTAATGCACCACCTGTAACAATGGTGTTTTCTTTCACTACAGTTTTTACTCTTTCATCATCAATGCTCTCCATCCACTCACGAAGTTTGCTACCTAAATGCCGCTTGATATTCTTACTGTTCATTCTTCGCTTCCTCCACTTTCAGACTCGCATCATCACTTCTGCGGAACATAATCAACTGACTGTCAACATCAGGAATCTTCCAAGGGTCAAGGCTCTCGGTATCGTCAACCATGATGGGCAATTCCACACCACACCGCTTCTGAAACGCATTGCAAATGTCAATCTCCGTCAGAATCCTTGCTCCGTGGTTCATGTTCCGGCTGTAAGGCTCTCCACGGTATGTAAAGTCACAACATTCCTCCGTGTCACCATTCACAAGAGGTCTGAACATCCGCACAGTGCAGAAAGAAAGATACTTGTTCACATCGGCTTCCAACAGTTCGTTCTTCTTCCGGCTGAATTTCTTTAACAGGTCAAGCTGTGCCTGCACATCCGTGATCTTCTGTGCAATGTTCTTTCGCTCCTGTTCCAGTTCTGTGATACGCTTATCCACACTCTCGTTAATGCTTACGCTCGCCAAAGACTTATCAACCACAGAAATATCCTTGCGGATCTGCTCTTCATCACATTTCAACTGGAATCTAAGAAGATTCATGTCAGTGAATTTGTGCATGGCAGCTTCTTTCTCTGCAATCTGCGACTGAATAGCTTTGTATTCTTCTGTGTTGGAAATATCCACGCTTGACGGAATGGAATTTAATGCATTATCAGCAATGGCAATCTCTTTCTCCAAACGTTCCAATTCATCCTCTGTCTTTTTCAGTTCCTCACGCTTATGTTCCAGTTCTGCCTGATCCGCTTTGATATGGTCAGCACAGGAAGAACCCTCTTTGGTAATCAGTTCCAATTCATGTGCCTTATGCGTATCAAACTCCGTTCTTAACTGCTCTTTCTTCTCTTCCGGATATTCCTGTCCACAGTAGGAGCAAATCAAAGAGTTTTCATCAAATTTAAGGCTTTTATTCAAATCCCAACTCTTCTTCAATTCCTGTCTCTTCTGCTCATACTGTGCGATACGCTTTTCCAGTGCCGTGATTTCTTCACGAATGGTATCTGCCTTAAGCAACTCTTTCTGATGCTCATTCTGAATCTGATTCAGTGTTGTGCGCTTCTCTCTTCTGTCCGCATCCAGTTTTTCATTTGCTTTCTGCTGCAATGCGCTCAACTGACCTTTTAACTCAATGATTCCATCAGACAGCTTATCGTAGGAATTCATGCTGTTCTGCGTATCTGTTTGCTGCTTAATGTTCTCTGACAGCTTATCCATTAAAGCTTTCTTTTTCAGTTCCAGATCAGCAAGGTCAATATCCACTCTCTGACGGCTCACCTCATCGATACGGCTCGGAATTTCATCTAACAGGTCCTGCAAGCCCTTGGTTCCATTTCTTCCCCTTGTACCGTATAACTGTGTATTGCAACGCTTTTTCAGTTCATCAACCGTGCCGTCCTGCAGAATAGCCCTTAATTCTTCAAACTCCGGAAATTGATTGCAAATGTCATCATTACTGTGCTGACCAAACATATCAGCAAGAATTGCTCTCTGCTCTGTGCCACCTTTAAGCAACAGTGTCATGGCATTTATACAGAGTGAAAATCTGTTCTTGTCGCATACACACTCTTCCAAAAATGCTTCAAAATCTGCTGCCTTTTTTGGAATATCATTCACATAGTAATCCGTGACATTGCCGGTAAACTCGCCTTTCTTATTGAAGTTCTGACGGCATACTTTTTTCAGAACCTTGTCTGTACCTTCAATCTCCACAGTAACTTCTGTGGTAATATCTCCGTCAAGGTCGTTACCGTCTTTGTCATGCGGTCTGATTCCGCTAATCTCTTTGCCGTTCTCGTCACGGCATCCAAAAATATACTGAATTACTCTTTTGATCGTGGACTTACCGACTTCATTCACTCCGGAAATCTCTGTCCGGTCGTACAAATCAGTGTCCACTACGTTAGAGCCATAGAATTTGCAAAAATTCTGCAAAAAGATGTGCTTAATCCTCATTTTTCCTATCCTCCCAAAGATATAAATACAACGAATTAACAAACATATAGATTGAGACCGGCTTGTCTGTCTCGTTGATTTTCTTGTACAAATCTGTGGTTGGGTTCATCTTATCTACAACCCACTTGATTGCCCGGTACACGCTTTCCTTGGTTGTACTGTGTTCCTCTCCGATAATTCGGTAGATTTCAGAAAGTCTTCTGTTTCGGTTCTCAAACATCAGCGTTTCAACCTCGATGATGTACTGGAATCCCGGCAAGTACTGTTTCAGCCCCAGTTCTACCAAGATTTTTCTTATCTTCCTTTCCATTTCCTCACTCCTCCGGCTTTCAGTCTTCTGTTACGTGAATTATATTATCTTCACCGATATACAAGATTCCTGCATCTAACAGTCCTGCAATCAAAATCTCATTCGAACGGACGATGGGGATAATCTGTCGTTTCTGCATAAAAATACTCCTTTCTTAACCATTTTTTCTTACCGGTATTGCGGTTTACAATTCTGTAATAGAATGCTGTTTCACGGTCAACTTCCCATTCTTTCGGACTGTAAAATATCTTTCCGATGCACCCTTTGACGGTAAACCGCTTTTTGGCACTCATACGGTTTCCTCCGCAAGTTTTCCTTGTCTCCACAATGTTACATCATCAAAGTTGTTAGCCGAAAAAGAAGTAGCACCATTAGTCCATGTAAATATTCCCCCATTTTTGAATCTTGCAAAATATCTAGGACACCAAGATTCACTGTCAGAATCTCTTACGTACACTTTCGTGTCCACAGGAACTTTTGACCAGTCAACAGGCGGTTCAACATATTCCTGCTCTGACCATTCTTTGAACCTTTCCCTGCATCTGCTTTTATCACTCCATGCGCAATCGGAACAAAGTATTACATTGCAATCACATAACTTTCCTTCTTTGTCCACAGCTATCTCTATACTATCAAGTGCCATGTCAATAATCTGTTCCGCATACTTCTCTCTGTTCGTCATTTTCCATTCATCCTTTCCAGTTCTGCGCTCCTGGTTAATATCCAGTCTGCGTAATCACTTAATTCTGTCTTTGTAGCTGCGTTCTTCTCTCCGTGGTAAACCATGAGGACAATTCCTACATCACAGTACTTTTCAAACAATTCCGACAAGTAGTCGGCTCCCACATGGATATTACCGTCCACGGAGTAAATATCCGTCACTCCCAAACGTTCCATGCGGTCTTTATGCCATCTGTCAGAAATCTGCATCAGACCTTTGCAACCGCCACTTTCCACATCCGGTCTGCCGGAAGATTCTTTCTCGATCATTGCCATGAGCATTTCCGGGCAGATGCCGTATTCCTCACCGTACTTTACACACGATTCCTGCGCTTCCTCGGAGATAAAACTGCCGGATGGCTGTGCTGTGGAAGTAAATGTGATGGAGAGTGCTATTATAATAGGAAGAAACAGTTTTATTGTTGTTCTCATATCACTGCTTACCTTTCTGTTAAAATTCTTCCATCTTGGAAGACATACAGACTTTTTACTTTAAAAAATTCTGATTCTTCTAATTCCAAATCATTACAGTATACATAGTGTGCTCCGGTTTTTTCATCGTTTTCTCCAAAAACATCATCTGTATAATACAAAACCATTGAAGAAAATTCTTTTATGTCATTTTCCGTAACAGGTCTGAGAAGAAGCTTTGATTCTTCCTCTTCATTTGCATGGTCAATGATTGCAATGTGTTGTCCATCTAAACAATCATCCCTTAAGTAAACAGCAACATTTCGTTCATTGCTTTCAAACCATACAACGACTTCTGCATCATCAGCGTTGGAATTTACATCCGAAACAGTAAGCCCTACCAAATCCCTTAAATCACTACCATGAAGTACTTTGTTGCCATATTTAAGTCCTCTATCATAATTTGCTTTTCTTACATTTTTACAGATTCCGCTATTCACTGAAATATCTCCTTTCATTTAAGCACTTCGCTGTGCTTCTATTTTTCTTCTGATTGCATCAACACCTTTTTGATAAACAAGTGTTTTTATAGATATATGCTCCTCTCCATTCTTGGTGTATTTCTGCTCTATTACACGAAACCATCCGCAATCAATGTATTTCTGATATGGCACATTCCATCTATCCAGGATTGCATTATCACGAAGAAATTCAAATAGGTTGTTACGTCCGAGTCCTTTGATTCCCAATACCTTTGAAACCTCATTCATGGAAATTGCAGTCTTACTGTCTGCAACTGCATCAAAGAAATCTGCTTTCGGTCGCATTTCTTCGATTTGCTTATCTTTCTGCGAAATAATGTTCTGTGCTACGATAAGTGCATTCGCTACAATCTGCTCCGGTGTCAAATTTTCTTGGTTTGCTATGTACCCACCATTCTTTCTGATGGACGGGATCACTTCATCCACAACCCACGATTCAAATTTCTCCGCTGATGGCAACTTCGATCTCATAATAAGGCGGTAAACGTCACCCTCATTTATGTATGACAACTCTTGTTTACCACCAGATGTAGGGGTGTCACGTTTCGTTACTCCCTTACAGTGGTCTATGACTGCCTTTCTTGGGTTTGCATATCCAAGTGCTGTTGCAACATCAGAAGCCACAAAGTAAGGCTTACCGTTGATTTCTGCTGTTCTGATTGTTCCAAATTCTTCATTATTAAAAATTTGTAATTCGTTCATTGTTCTCCTTTCTGTGGTATAATGTTCTAAAAAACTGGAGGTTTCATATGCTTCTCAAAATCGAAAGAAAAGTACTTAGGAAAACTGTAAAATCTTCTGAATGTTCCATTTCATTGTCTGAAATAGGGAATTACAATGGCGAAGATGTTTACCAAGCATTTTTGTCCTTAAAGGAAAAGGGATATTTCACCATAGTTAGTTCATCCATAAATCGTGAAAAGTTCACATTTACTTTGTCTTCAAAAGGAAGATTCTATAAAGAACATTTATTTCTCTCATTTTTGAGAAATATACTCATACCGTTTGTTGTAGCTTTAATAACTGCAACTGCCACATACCACTTAGAAAAAGTAGCAGATAGCTATTCCGACAGCCGCCCCAGCCAATGCACTTATGAGTTGAACCAATGCAGTGATCCAAGGTTCTAATTTGTCAAGAAGATCTCTCTTCTGGCGGTAAGTCCATTTTTTCATTCATGTTCTCCTTTCATTGCATGAGAAACTGCATTACAAATGGTCATATGCTGTTTCTCATCATCATTCATGGACTTCTCAATTCTTTTCAGAGTACCGTCAATGCTCTTTAATGTTTTGAGAAGTTCTCTCTCAAATTGGCTTTGCATTTTCTTCCTCCTGCTTCTTAACAGATTCCTCTGCCATCTTCTCTGTCTTGCCGAGAATATATCCCTTGTCGAAATCGGACATATTCGGAATGGCTCTCTTTAACTTCTCAACGATTTTTTTCTCTTTTTCACTCATTCAATTAACTCCCTGTTTGTGATATACTCTCCTTATTCTGATATAAGGAGGTGAATTACATTGGATTCCAAAAAATACGCATCCGCTTACGCTATTGCTAAAATCTGTGGATATACCGGAAGTTTTGATGATTTTAAGAACCTGTACTACCAATACTATTCAGAAATCGTCAATTCTTTGCCGGAAGAAAAACCACAATTAGCAATAGCAGCGGCAACTAACAATCCTTTCCATATCCAGAGCCGTTCCTAAAAGGCGAAATGGCGGTAAGGACTTTGATAGACAAATCAATATTTGTTTCTTCGATTTTCTTATCGCCATCTATAATGCTTTTGTAATCTTCGATAATGTCAAACGCAATGTGCTGTGCCATCTCGTCAATTCCAACAAAACGTGAATCAGCTTTCTGAACTATATTTGCTTTACCGTTTTTGTCTAAAACCACATATCTCTGTTTTTCCATGTTTTTACCTCCCTATTCCAGTAACTCGTCTATTTTTACTCCAAGGACTTTTGCAACAGCCTTTAAATTGTCAACTTGCGGAGCAGATTCATTCCACTTTCGGATAATTCCATTGCTCAATCCGGCTTTCTGCTCCACTTGATAAATATTTGTTCCTTTCTTATCACAAATTTCCTTGATTCTGTCGTAGCATTTCAATCTATCACTCCCTTTCTATTGATTTAGGAATTTAGAGAAAAACTTGACAAAATTTAGAGAATGTTCTAATATAGTAACTGCCAAGAAACCACAGAGAACATTTTTAAATTTAGGCTTTCCTCTAAATCCTAAATTCATTATATAGAGTGTTCTCTAATTTGTCAATCACTTTTTAGGCTTTTGTCTAAAAAATATAGGAGAACATTTTATGAATACAGTAGAGAGAATAAAGGCTATCTGCAAAGAAAGAAAAATTCCTATTTATAAGTTGGAAACTGATTGTGGTTTTGGAAATGCTTATATCAGTGGTTTGAAAAAAGGAGAAGTAAGAGCAGACAGATTAGAGGTAATTGCAAACTATTTAGAGGTTTCTTCCGAATACTTGCGTACCGGTGAGGAAAAAGGTGAAAAATACTCTGCTAAGTATGCACACTTAGTGACTCTTTTAAGAAATGATGTAGAAATGGAAGATTTATTACTAAAGTATTATAGTCTGTCAGAAAGTCAAAAGAAAAACGCACTTTCCGCATTTCAAATGATAATCGGTGGTGCGGAATGAAAACTATAAAATCGTCTGTCAGAAACGACATAATGTTGAAAATAGTAGAATCATACAGGGATAAAAATGTTTCTAAATTGAATGACGGTTCTTTTAATATAATGACTGCGTTCTCAAAAACAGATATGAAGTACTCTGAATTTTTAGAAATAGTAAGATTCTTAGAATCAAAAAGACTTGTTATATATATTCCTGCCGATAAATCTTCAACGACATACAACATAAGAGGTGAGGAGATCCGGCAGGACTTTATACAACTTACAGATTTAGGAAAAACTTATCCGGAAGATACAAAATCGGAAAAGATAAATTTTGTAAGAACCACAATCGTATCCGGAATAATAGCAGCTATAATAGGTATTTTATTGTCAACTGAACTATTAAACTGGTTATTGCAGAAATTGTTATCGTTTTTATTTCTTCTTCATTTCTAGCGAACCAACAATTAAACTTAACTGAAAAAGAAGCAGACTTGCAATGCAGTTTGTTTCTTTTTTTGTCTTCTCTTGACATATAACTCATTTTTCTTCCCCCATAATGTCAGAAACTATCGTGTATACATATTCCAGTACATCGTTTCTGTCTATACTTGCAAGCATTTTGTTTATCTCTTCTCTGTAAAATTCATTGCTTTCGTTCATTGTAACCACACCCCTCTCCCCTTTAATTCTCCGCAAAATCTAAAGTATCGATACATCAAATTATAGAACATACGTTCTAAACAATCAATATATTTGACGCACGTTTTTTATTGTTGTAAAATATCAACAAAAAGAGGACGGTGAAAACGCCAATAAACACCGCCCTCGCCAGAACTTGAAGTCCCTTGAAACAAGGGATGTTACAAGTGTATCATGTGAAAGGGGGATAAAAAACATGATGAAAAAAGACCGAATCAAAGAAATTTCGACACATTTATCAGTCAACCGTACTAATTATATGTTAAGTTTTCGTGGAAATCTCCATGAATTTCTAAATGAACCGGACATGACGGTTTACAAGCTTGCTGATGAAGCTAATTTGCCTTATTCTACGCTTAATTCACTACTATACGGTAATTCTAACGACACGAAGCTATCGACCGCTGTTGCGCTTGCTAGAGCCTTTGGAATCAGTGTAGATGAACTGGTAGGTTGCGGCACTATGGAAGATAAGATGTTGGAATCTGTCAAGATATGCCGCAGTCTGCCGGAACACTCTCTGTACCTTATCCGTTACTTCATACGTCACCAAGCTAAAATCTATTCCAGTCTTGAAAAATCGCACAAGTATATTTCTGTCCTTAATCCACAACTTATGAATGGAATTATCGCAACCACAAATGCTGTGGAACCCATGTGCATAGACAATTTGCCGGAAGACATAAAATCTAAGGCTTATATCGGTGTGAAAATTCCGTGCGACTACTATATGCCGTTTTATCTGCCTGGGGAAATTATTCTTCTTGCTGCGGATCGTGAGCCGCAAGACGGTGAACGATGTATTGTGACCAGTAATGGTGGGATATATATTGTCGTGAAAACACATATAATTGAAGATGGTGTAAGAAAATGGAGATATGTTCCGCTTATGTCTCCGAACAGCATACTCCCGGAAAATCTTATTGATGACATGAAAGGATATGTGGTTGGTTTCGTCAACAATGACGGTGACTGGGGAATCAGATAAATAGATTAAGAGCATGGCTTTTACACCATGCTCTTTTTTGTTGTTATTTCGCAAATATTTTTTTATGACTGCTTCTGTAAATGGCAAGTTAGAAAACGCAAAGGTATTAATAGACACTATAACCACTGACGGATCAGGTAATGCCTATCTTGGAAACTATGTTGCAGTATTTGGCGTATCAACAAATACCAATGATACAAAAATTGAAGTATTTAAAAATACTCTCGGAATGTTTTATGCTCATGTAAATAATGTTGCCGGAGATAATTATCCTGGCACATTTCAATTTTATATATGGGGCATAAAAAATGTAAGTTAAATATAATAATATGTAGTTGTTATATCAATCAACATTGCAATACCATTTAGTGTATAATAATTGCTATATAGAAATGATCATAGTAACTTTATAGAATCCACTTGGGATAGATGTCCCATTTGCGATGAAAATATTACTATCTTTTAGCAACATAATTTGATATATTTTACCATTCAAGACATTAATTAGAATCGCATCTAATCTGCGGTTAAAGGTAATAACATTATCATTTTTAACAACATAGAACAATGTTCCATTTTCAGGAACTGTTTCCGTTAATTGTACAAATGCATCAATATAATACACATTATTTACGCACACAGAACAGTTAGCAGAAACAAAAGAAATACCAATACTTGTATTAATTCCAAATACATTATTTGTAATACTTAACTTGCCATTTACATCACTTAATCCCCCAGTGATAGTACCGTCACCAATAGTCGAAATATCGGTAGTTCCGATAAGGCCTATAAGTGATTTAAGGTTTTTTACAGCCAGTTTAATTTTTCCCAAAATAGATGATAACTTTTCTCCTGTCGTTAATTCCTCTAAAGTTGTTGCTTCTTCAAACGCCGCAGTCAAATTACTACCATCACCAGTTTTGGTCAAATAGTTTGTCAAATCTGGTTTGGGAATTGCATCTATTTTTTCATCAACAGTGGTTTTGTCATAATAATTTGTCAAATCAGAAACTTTTTTTGTAATGTATCCAGCATCATTTTCTAATTCGCTAACTTTTGTAGGTATACCTCCTGTTTGCTGTTTTGCCTGCTCCATATAATACTTTGCGTTATCTGTATCTTCTCCTTCTCTTGTTCCGGTTCCACCTACGGCATAAGATTCAGCCAATACAGATTTTGCATTTGCGGATTGCGCATAAGCAGATGCATTTGCGGATTCTACTCTAATATCTGCTAGATAATTAGGCTGCAGCATAGCATCTGTTACTGATCCTGTTTTGATTGAAAAAGAATAAGTCTTATTCTTTCCAGTACCAGTCACGGATACAGCTATGGTTGCAGAATCTTCAAATGTCAACACCGGAATCATAGAACCAATATCAGCCGTAAACTGTGTTCCATCTTCTGTAGTCATGGTAATGATTCCATCATCAGACATGGAAAAGCCGACAGGAATTTTTTCAATGTTAAGGTCAAAAATAACCTTTTCTCCATTGTACTTTGTAATAGTAATAATACCGGTTGTTTCATCCATAGTCCAATCAGCAATATTTCCGTTTATTGCAGATTTGTCTACTTTTAAGGCATCCTGTGATATGATACGGTTGTCCAACGCATCAATAGCAGAATCCATCTGATTAAGATTGTATGCATCTAAATCCGTGTTTTCACTGGGGTAATCTTCCCAATTAATCCTGGTATAAACCTTATTCATTGCCATCTGCGGTCACCTCGCTTTCTTTTTCTCTGTTTCTTTCAGCCAACTCTACATTGATTTGATTGTCTGCGGCTCTGTTAATTTGCCCGGCAATATCATTCACAATGAGCCGCTTAACCTCCATCGGAAGACCACATTCGTTGATAAGATTTACAATTGCCTGTTCAAATTCTCTGATTTCTAAGCTGTTCATATTCCTTCTCCTATCCTATGAGGTTGTATGCCTTAAGAGCATCTATCAAGCTGTTTAATGTGGTAGCAATACTGTATGTGCTGGTTGAACTTGGTGATGTGATTTTGCTTACTGTCTTTTTTTGTGCACCATTGCTTCCAAAAAATCCAACATTTCCCAAACTAGATGCTAATTTAACATTTCCTGCACTTGTTATTGCAAAAGCAGTTGTGTCAACTAAAAGTGTCCCATAAATTTTGTGCGTATGTCCTATTGCAAGTTCTGTATCTCCACTTATTTTTACACTACTGCTAAATGCTATAGTTCCTCTTGATGATGTCTTTGGATTTATTATATCAAAGGATCCTTGAGACGCATTTACAGTTCCAGTGGTTAAAATTCCACTTGCTGTAAGAGTTGTGCTGCTTGAACCGTATGTTGCTCGCACTCCTACGCCATCCATTCCACAAGTATAAGAACCGTATTTCAGCACAATCGTACTATAATCTTGTGATGCTGACTGTAAATTGATAGTTCCTCCGGTTATATCAATGCTTTTTGCAGTAACTTTCCCATCAGCGGTAATAGAAAAGTTGGTAGAATCCAATACAAACCTATTCCCGGAAATACTTACCTGCCCGCTCTCAATGCTCAACTGCGAACTGACATCACCTTTGGAGACTTTCAGTTTAATTTGATCTGACTGCAAAGATATTGCCGCTGCCAATTCTACTTCTGCATCTGTAGCCCTTTTTGCTTCAAGTTCAATCTTTCCTGCTGTCTGTGTAATCTTCGTATCCAGGCCATTCTCTACATCCTTGATCTCAGACCGGGTCTCTTCTACATTCCGTTCTAGTTCATTAGTCTTTCCACGGAGTTGAATTATACTTTTGTTAATTCCATTTACCTGTTCACTGTACTTTGGAGATTTTCCGCTTGCTGATATGGTGTCTGTCGGTTGTTGGATTCCTTTGTATGTTCTGCTCAACACATAGCTTTCTATGATTTCTTTAGCCGTATATACATTGACTGCTTCTCCAAGGCTCAAACAAGGATTTCCTATTTTTTCACAGTTATAAGGTCTATATTTTACAACTTTAATAACCTCATACAGATTTCTTGCAACCGTTTCTAGGGCATCTGCGGTCATTCCATAAACAAGGAAATTATCTTGCAAAATATAACTGTTGTCGTTCTCGGTAATCTCTGTATCCGGGTAAACTGCACCAATATCATTTTCTGATTGTCTTATCTGCACTTTTGTAACTTTTTGGCAAACAAAATCTTCATATTTAACTGATTTGTATTTTCCACCAGTAACCTTTTCTTTTTCAGAACCTTTTCTAGGGTATAATCCTTTCTGTGGATATAATCCTTTCTGTGGATATAAACCTGATATTATTTCTTTAAGGAAAACATATTCAAATTTTCCATCATGGTTAATGTGGCCAAAGCATCCATTTATTGAGCAGATTGCTTCCATGACCGTCTGGCCAGAAAGTTCGCTTGGTTTTATTGTTTCTGCCACTTCCATGCTGTCATTAGGTAATGTGGTTGCTACTTGTTCAACACCAAAATATGAAAAAAAACTGTCTCTGAACTGCTTTAAGGTCAGAGGAAATTTCAACCCGTTATACCAGGAAGATACTTCTGATTCTCCAATATCGTATATAACGTCATATGCCGTCACATTTCTGTAACGCTTATCATCTGTTGGTTTATCGGAAATGACACGGTATTTTCCGAAAACAAACGGTGTGTCAGTATGTCCATTAATCACAGCAGAAACATTTATCTGTTTCCCAATCATGCTTGTGAACACGTTGGAAATTTTGAATTTTAACTGTGATGCATTGCACTGTCCAAATGTAAGGTAATCATCATCACATAGTATTTCTTTTAATTCAAACTGTTCAAAATGTATTTCGCTGTTGGTGATTTTTACAGACTTGTCCTCTGTTTCAATCGTGATTTCCTTTTTGGATGCACTTTTATCAAACAAATCCGCATAGGTATAGTTACTCATTCGCTACACCTCCGACAAATGAAAATTCTATCTGATTGTATTTAATCTCTCCGTCATAAGTTCCGTAGATTGTAGGCTTTATATCAGCCATATATCCATATTGTGTGACATATTGACCTAAAAATGGAATGTATGCCGTGATATAACATCCCTGTCCCGTTGCATCAATAAAGTTGCTTCGTATTCCGGACAGTAACTCTTGCAAATCGTCATCCGTCAGCATCGCAGGCGTGGAAAAATCAACACTTAATGCTTTTAGCTCCACAGCATTTCTATGTACGTATCCATTTGCATCAGTCCACGGGTCTACATCTTGCATATTTACAGCCGGCTGATAACTTTCAGCGGCTATAAATCTTGACTGGTCAATAACGTAATCTCCAATTTTTAAAAGCCATCCTTGATATGCTGACATACGCTCACCGCCTTATTGCATAAAAATAGACAGCACCCATTCAGAGTGCTGTCTGTGTTAAAATACATATACATTCTTGTGTTTTTGGTTAAATTGCTCTTGACCGTATTGTCTTGCTGCAATTCCAATTTGATCTGTTGTTATTCCAAACTCTTTCTCAAGGATTCCTTGCAGTAGCTGATTATTCTGTTTCAGAAGTGCAATTTCCTGTTGTGCCGTGGAATTAATAGCATCTTTGATTCCAGTGATTTCAACTCCACCGGCAACCGCTGTTTTTCCACCTACTGTTCCGGCAATCTCCGGTATACCGTTCTCTCCTGCCATGAACATCGTATATCGGCTTGGAACGTAACCACCTTTTTCAAATGTAGGTATTCTTCCAACACTAATGTGTTGTATATTATTCGGAACTGCGTCACCAATTTTAGGTATTAACCTTGCTGCAGACATCAAACCATTAATAAGGTCTATGGCATTGTTTATCATGGTTTCTATTCCACTTATTACAAGGTTCAAAGGAGCTATTGCAACATTAGCTGCTGTTTTAAATGCTGTTCTAAACGCCGTTGGAATGTTTTCAAGCAATTTATTCCATTTTGTTAGTCCAAACTGCTCTGAAATTTTTTTCCACCAACTTGAAAATCCTGTTTGGTTCCACCATGTTGTAAAAGAAGTCCATTTTTCAGAAAGTGATGACTCTATAGTTTGACCCATTCCTTGCCACTTTTCCTTTGTGAACCAAGGAGATACATTTTCATTAAACCAGTTTCCAACAAGTGGTGCTATATTGATAAGTGCAGATGACAGACCAAAAGTATCTGACATATCTACTTTTGTATTTTTTATTTTATCAATTAGCCAATCAATTTTATCTCCAAAATCATCAAGAGTGCTATGTTTTGGAAGCAACATTGTTCCTGTCAAGAATCTATACAAATCATTATCTGTTATATCTTTGTATAAATCATCCCACGCAGTTTTTAATATGGTAAAATCAGTATTTTTTAATGTATCAAAAAAACCATTTTCACCAAACCACGTAAAATTGTCGTAGTACTCTGCGTCTTCTGGGAACAATGCTTTCCCTAAAGATTTTCCTACATTAAATCCAATCTCCCAAGTAACAGCAGCTATTGCAATTGTCGGAACTATTCCTATACTTGATCCAAGTACCGTGGCTGATAACTTATCCGATATTTTTCCCCATATGATATCTCCAACACCAGTAAACTTTAAAAGACCTATTGCTGTGATAATCGTGGTTTCAATCGGTGCAGCATCAAAACTTCCTTTCCATAGATCGATTGCCGCATTTATGGCAGTTTCTATGAAATTTCCGGCAGAAGTAAACACAGCAGTCCAGTCAATACCAGCAAGAAACTGTCCTATGTTTTGACCAATCTGATACCAGTCTACAGATGCAATAGCATCGGACATCCAGTTAAATATCCCTGTGACAATACCGGATAAATCTTGTCCTGCTTCGAAGAAATCACCATTGAATAAATCTTTGAATAACTTTTTCACAGGCTCAAGAAGTTTTTCTATCTTATCAGCCCAGCCAAGAGCTGTATTCTGCATCTTGTCAAATGCTTCCTGCCATACTTTTTCGTACTCTGCAGTAGCATCCATGATTTCCTTGGTAAGGTCAATTCCTGCTCCCCCGGCACCACTTCCGGAACCACTGGATTTTGGAGTTGAAATAACTTTCAGTTTGTCAAATTCGCGTACTCCGCTTTTTGCATTTTTTGCACTTGTACCAACTTTATCCAGCGCATCTGCCGTGTCTTCCAAATCTTCATTGTACCCGGATACACCTTGACCGAATGACGAAAAGTCAATCTTGATTCCCAGTAAATTTGCCACACTGAAAAGCAATCTCTTAATTGCAATTACGACACCGTTAATAACAGGAAGTACTTTCTGCAATACCGGAATAAACAACTGACCCAGTACCATACCAGCTTCTTTTACGTTGTTAGTAAACTGGCGAATCATATTACTTGGAGAATTGATTGTATTCGCTAAATCTCCCCATGATACTTTGGACTGGTCTAAGATTGCAAGTAAACGCAACTGCTGTTTCTCTGCCTGTGACATTTCAGATACAGCCTTTTCAATGCCGTATTTGTAAGCATAAGTCTGCAGTGTGGCATTTGTGATATCAATACCATACTTATACAGTGCTCTTGACTGACCGATCAAACCGGACTGTAAGTTTGTTGCGACTGTACTGAAATCCACGTTAAACAGAGATGAAATGTCCCCGGCAAGCATTGTCATGGACTTTGAAATTGCCGTAGTGACTTCTCCGGTCTGCCCTAAAGAGTTGGTAATGGATGCCAGCTGTGAAGCATACTGCGTGATCTCTTGCAAATTCAGACCCAGGTTCTTCATTCCGCTTTCAGAAATCAATCCACCGTCTACATCTACTTTCAGACCGGACATTTTACCAAGCAGTTCATTTACACGGTTTCCGAAACTCTGCGCATAATCTTCTGCATTGTCGTAACCGAATTGTTCAAAATCCTTGCCCCATTCCTTTCCTACTTTGTTAAATGCTACCGTGTAGTAGTTAAATGCTTCAATATAGTCCGTAGTTCCCTCTATGGAACTCCAAAGAGATTTTATTCCACGGATAACAAGGAAATACGTTGCATAAAATTTTCCGAAAGCCGCTGCGAGACTGAATGTGCTTTTTGTGGCTCTTTTTGCGCTTGCCGTATAAGTGTTCAGATTTCTGTCCAAAGAGTTTGCAGCCCGACCGGATGCCGCACCAGTAGATGCCAGTCCTGCCAGTGCATTTGTCATGCGTATAATGTTCTCGCTTACGTTCGGTGCGGTAGACAGAGTGGTAAATAACTGTTTCAAATTCTTTGCCAGTAAAGGAATGTTTGTGATTGCTCTGCCGGATGCTACACCGCCAAGTTTTGAGATAGACGATGCAATACTTGCAATATCTCCTATTCCATCTACTTTTGTTCCTGCCATATCAGCAGAAAAAGTCTTTAACGCAGATGAAATTCTACTTAATCCACTTGTATCTATTTTCCCCATTCTGTTAATGGAATTTGTCAGTGTGGAGATATTCTTAATGCCACTCGTATTCATGGAATTTGCGGCATTTGCGATACTCTGTATGCTGTTGGAAATGCTTGTCAGTTTGGGCGTATCAATGGACAAGCTTCTCTGAAAATTCGTAAGGCTGTTTGCAAGTTTATTCAGTGCACTACTGGCTTTGTTCGCATCCGCACTTATTTTTATTTGAAGATTATCAATATCAATATCTGCCATACCGCACCGCCTTTACCGCAATAAAAAAAGGAAGTGTCAACCACTTCCAAGAAAAGAGCGGTAAGCTGTGACACCTACCGTTCCTAAAATCACTTTTTGAGATATGCCTTTGTAACCGTACCGATTTTTCCGTCCACTTTGATACAGACACTCTTTTGGAATGCTTTCACTGCATCAGAAGTAGTTTTCCCGAAATATCCGTCAATGTTCTTCTTACCTTTCGCATTTACAGACGGCATAAAGCCTTTCCTTACAAGTTCGTACTGCGCCCACTTGACATCATTTCCCTTCATCATTGCCATACGCTTGTAATACAGAAGTCTTTCCGGTTCTGTATAAGGGTTGCTATGGCTTGTAGAATCCTCATATACGGCATCTAACTCCTTGTACCATACATTCATGTCTACATTGCCTACAATACCGCCTACACGCCCTTTAGAAGTATACTGCCAGCCTACCATGTTCGGTACTTGCGGTTGATACTTCACATCACACTTGCCGTTATTCTTGCCGTACCGTGCGATCCACATGGGATAACTCACACCGCCATAAGGCTTAATGTATGTCTTGTAAAAACTTTCCCCAGTGTATACACCGAACTGTAATCCTGCATCGGTGATGACCTTGCCGTAAGCATTGATAATAGAAATAATATTTTTGCCAAGACCTTTCATAACAGCATCTTCAACATCAAGATATACTGTCACTTTTCTGCCATTAAGAATAGTAAGCACTCTTCTTGCATCAGATCGTGATTTTGCAACCGTTGTAATATATCCGTATTCATATACTCCGTGCACATGGACATTGTGCTCTTTACAACCTTTCCAGTTCTCTTCAAATTTCTTGTCCGGATTCAAATCCTTACGGATTACTTTCAGAATAGCAAAATCAATACCGTTCTGTTTTACCGCCCACCAGTTAATCGTCCCCTGGTATGAGGACACATCGATTCCTGTTAAACTCATTTTTTTCTCCTTAATCCGGGCTTTCCGGCAATCCTTGTTCTCTTAATGCTTTTATTCTCTGTTTCATTTCCCATATTGCAATTTCTTCGTTGGATTCTTTATAAGCAGGCTCTTTTTTGCTTTCTTCAATTATCGGCTTTTTGATATACTCTGACTTTGCATTTTTGCTAAAACAATGGTCTATTGCTACACCAAATGCCGATATACCATAATTTCCAAACCAAGACCACATCTCTCTGTCTCTCTGCTTCATTTCTAGCTTGTACGCTTCTGCATAAGGCTCTAAATCCGCAGGGCAGGAAGAATCTATATCTTTTACTGTAAATCCGTATCCTTTTGTGCATAAAAGCCACATAGGACGTACTTCTTTACAGTATATTTCCCATGTTAGTTCTCTGACTTCTTCTGTGCTTTCTTGGGGTTCTTCTCCTGCTCCTGTTTCAGTAGCTTCGCTAAAAAACCGTTTTCAAGTAACTCTCCTTGCACATCAGCAAACAACTTCTGAATGTCAGATTCGTCAGAATCGAAATAATCATCAAGCATGGAATAAACCTCGCTTAACTTTTCTTCTTTCTGCTCTTTGTTGTAAGGGTCAAAACCGTATTCATCAGAGTGGTATTTCTGTAAACCGACAAGAATCAGTTCCGGCAGTAACATGAGAATGTTATTCACGGATTCAATGCCGTCTTCCTGCTTTTCAAGGTTTGCCAGTTTCTTGATAATGTTGTTTTTTACGGTTGCTTCGTAACCGAATTTAATGTTTAATTCCTTTTCTCCAAATTTTACTGTCAGCATATTTTATCCTTTCCCCAACATTTTGTTGGAAAGGAGCCGCCCGAAGACGGCTCTCTTTTTGCTAAATCAATGTTTCGTCTACCGCTTCATCATTGTCAGCCACGGCAGTGTTATTTGTTTCTGACTGACTTTCTATTTTTTTGTCAGTGTAATTGCTGTGGGATAACCGTTTTCGTCTTCGGTTACTGCAACAGTGTAATTATCTTCAATCCACTTCGGTACAGTAGCCTGTGCAATCGTAGCAGTTCCGGTCAGATGATCGTCTGTTGCTTCGTCCGGTGCAAAACTTTCTTGACCGATAAATGCGCAAATACCCTCTGAACCTTTTCCGTCAGTTCCATACAGGATGATAAAATCGAGTTTCTTTCCCTCGTTTGTCACCATTTCATCCTTGTACTTTTTCTCAAATGCTCCTTGCACTTCCATACTGTTAGCGGCTCTACGACCCATTTCCTGCGTCTCTACCAAATCTTCCAGTGTAGAAGTGTCCACCATGTTCTGACTTCCGAACGGTGAAGGAATACTTTTTGCTCTCATGAGCAGTTTGTAAGTTCCTGCCCAGTACTCACCAGTAGCAGCACTAGAACTAGGCTCTTTATAGGCAATTCTTGATTTTAAACCAGTAGCCATATTTACCTCCAAATTTTCATAAAAAAATAGAGCCAGTAGGCTCTGTCAATAGTTACAATATATCATCAGCATCTACGTTTCTTCTGAACCGTGCAGTGCTTCTGTATGTGTCCTGCGAAGTATTATTGAACTCCGGCATGGAAGTTATCTGAAATCGCAAACGCTTAAAAAGTCCAGCAACCGTAGCCATGATAGCTTCAGCTTCTTCCTGACTTTTGTTGGTTATCACATCCACCTGGTATGATGCTGTGATTCCATTAACAGAACGTGCTTCAAGGTCTTGTCCTGTCTCTGTGAACGGCATAGCATGAAAGTACACCGTAGGGAATGTAGGGTCTGACAAATCCTTACTTTTGTCCGTCACATAAGCTTTAGGATGGCTCTGTGGTATCTTCATTTTTAAGTATGATGCAATCTTTACTTTGAAATCTGATACCCACTGATATTCATTATCCACTACCAAACACCACCTTTGCTGTCTGTGATACAATATCACGAAGTTCTATTGCAGTCAGGTACATAAATGGTCTTGACGGCATACCTTCCGTAAAATACCATTTGCCATCATCCGCAGGATAAAACCACCCATATCTCCCATCCGCAAGTTGCCTGATAGTTTTACCGCTTGCATACTGCCAGTCAACACCTTCTGGTAGTTGATATGGATATGGCGACTGCTTTCCAACAACACCAGTACCAAACTCTACGAAAGCCGCATGGTCTGTACCTGCAACCACCGCCCAAACACCGCCACCTTTTACGGATCCAACATATTCCGAATGAATGCTTTGCAAAAGTTCCGATGTAAATATAGCATCAAGGTCAGCAATTTGGACCCTAGCAATCTCTACGCCCTTTTCTGCCAGTGTTTCAGCCAGTAGCCTACATTTATACTCTAAGCTATTTTCATAGTCTCTAAGAGCCTTTACAGCCGCTTGTATGGACTTTTGGTCAAACAGGTTGATATTGATTGTCTTTTCCATATCACTTCACAGTCTTTTGCAACAAAAACAAATCTGCTGTCAGTCCCTCGTCTGCAACACCTTTGACAACATAGTCCGCAGTCTTGTTGTCCACAAGTCCGTCATCGTCACGGCCTACTTCTGACTTCTTCCAGATAACGTCCCCTGCCTTAATCGGCAAATAGCCTTTGTCGGTCACAATCTGACAGTACGAACTGGAATCATCAATACCAAATTCTTTTACCAGTACTTCCGACAGCTTATTACTGATGTTGGCAGAAAAAAGGACGGGTTCAGAATATCCAGTAGTTTCTCTCAAAACCACTGGAATCCTTTCTCCGTCCATCTCGATGTACTTTATTTCTCCGTTTTCGTCCCGGTCATAAATCGTGACTTTTTCTCCCTGACGTGAGTACTTCATGTCCTGCTTGTTAATGTCAAGCATCTTTCTTCACCTGCTTGTAAATCTGATTTACACCAGTGCTTGCCAAACCGGAAACAATTCCGACCGCAATCGCATTCAGCACATCATTTGCCGGGAAATCCGGAATAACATACATTCCTACTACTCCGAGAATGCCACCAACAATGCCGACAACAACCGGGATGTAGTTATCCTTAATAACCGGAATCAGCTTCGCTCCAATACCGGCAAGATAGCAAATAACCACGATTGCAACACAAGTTCCTACCTGTGAAAAATCCATCATTCCTTACCTCCGTTCTCTTTAATGTTAAGTCTTTCCTCAATTCCATCAAGTCTATGATGTGCAGATGCCGTACTGGCTTCAACCTTTGTCAGCTTCTGTTCATGCTCTGCAAGCTCTTTCTTCATCTCTGAACGCTCGCTTTTCATTTCATTGATAGTATCAAGGATGGTGTCCAGTTTCATGTTGATGCGTGTGTTTTCTTTCACACGTTCCTCAATATCCTTTGTGTCTGTTCTTTTGCTGTTTTTCAGACCAATGTAGACGGAAAAACCGAGTGATAACACGCTTATAATGATTGCTGTAGATAACTCTATAGTCACATCATATACCGCCTTCCTTGTTTGTTGGCACACCGCCCACCACCCTTAAAGTGTGCCGCCTGCAACTTTATTACTGGAATCAGTAACATTGTCACGCACAATCTTCTAAACCCCTCGATTTCGATGGGGTTATAAAACTTTTGCAAATGGAAATACACCAACAAACAGATCCTCACGGTCTCTCCATGTTCTCGACACTCCATTCTCTGAATAGCTTGCCATGAAGTTTTCACCGGCTTGCGATCTGTCATACACGACAAGATTAACCACCACGGACTGAAATTTTTTCATATCCGCAGCAATCTTTTCTTCCGTGTAACTTTCCGGGTACATTCTCTTTGCTCTGATGTCGGCTTCTGCTTGACTGATAAGTTGTTCCAAAAGAGGATTTTCTTCCAAATGGTCAAACACGACCTTGGGGCTTTTAGAATCACTTTCAGAATCAATATGAAATTGTTTCAGACGGATTTTTACTTGCTCCAAAGTCGTATATTCTGCCATGTGCTACCTCTTAAAGTTCAAACTTTTCAATCAGAATCTTTTTCAGTTCCGCACCGCTGATTTCTTCCGCACCTGAGACACCGTGTTCTGCGGCTAACTTCTGCAAGTCTGCCGTAGACATACGGTTGATTTCCGTCTTAGTATATGCGGTTTCCTCCGGGATTTCTTCTTTTACTTCGGTGACGGTTTCCTCCGGGATTTCTTCTCCCGGAAGATACCATTTGCCTTTGTATTTGACTTTGTAATCAAATTTCATCAGCATACCTCCGATTAGTAGCACTTAATTACATAGGTGCTATCCATTCTCTCGTAGGAAGGAAGTACGATTTCTGATACTGTAGTCTTGGTTTGTACGGGATCCTCTGTTACGCTGACAGCAACAGCAACACCAGTATTCACAAGTCTTACATCTGTGGCAGGATTACCCATGAGTGTACGCTCTTCGGGAGTAGTGCCGTACCATGTACTACCCAGTGCACCGTTAGGAATAAGGGTCGCAAATCCATCAGGATAAAACTTATGAGCAGTTCCGCTTTCATCCTTGTACTGCTTAGTGTATACAATGATGCTAATGCCAAGTTCGGTAGAGAAAAGTTCCTTTACTCTCGCATCGGTCATAAATACATTTGCGGTTGTATTCTGTGCAAGAACAGCACTCTTGATCTTTTTGTTCTGTTTTAAGTAGTTCATGGTCTTCTTAGAGACAATCATGATGGAAGGTCTCTCGCCAGTAGCTTCTTCTACGGCATCAATGGCTACGGAAACATCATCCATAGGATCAGAGTTCTCGGTATCAGACCACTTATCGGTCGTAGTTGTAAGTTCTGCAAAGTTGTTGGCTTTGTAGGTTCCGTTAGGGTCATAGTTATAAGCGTAGGTTACACCGTCAGCCTGAATGGAAATCTTAGGAGATCCGTCACTGGGTGCAAGCAGCTGCATAATCATACGTTCAGGAACTACATCAGCACCTTCCACAAGAGTATTTGCATCATCAAAAATTCTGCTTAATACTTCTGCTGCGTAAGGGTCTGTGCTGTCCTTAATACGCATGATTTCCTGTTCGTCCTGTTCTTTGATAATCATAGATTCACGGAAGAATGCCATTTCTGTCTCTTGCATCTTGAATCCTTCACGGCTTCTGATAGTGGAAACTGCATCAAAATTAGATGCTTTCAGGGTAACAGGAAGTCCATTAGAAGTCTTAATCCACTTCAAATCCAGTCCCATTTTCTTCTTGGCGGGGAATAAGCCGGAACCAAGATATGCAATTTTATTACTTGCAACTTCTGTATGCACAAGTGCGATTGCTTTCGCATTGTAGGCATCTCTAATGTTCATTATTTCCTCACTTTCTACCGCTATCTTTCAGCGGTCAGCGGCTACATCTGTCTGTAGTCGGTTTCAGTTATTCAAATACAATCAGTGATAATCCTGTCTTTACACCATCGGCAATGGTAATACCTGCATTTGCGTTAGCATTTGCTTCATTTACACAGGCAAAAGCCTTAATGATAGTTCCGTTGGGGTTGCTATCGTAAACATCGTTAAGCAAAATACCTACTGCTGCATCATCGGTGCTTCCGCCATTTACTTTCTTTCCTGTCGCACTAATAGGATTACCAGCCTTGCACACACCATTAGTGAAAGCACTTGCATCCAGTTTAATAGGAACAAATAATTCACCGCCCAGCTTTCTCTTAAGAATTTCTAACTGGGTAGTTACACTTGTTTCAGAGAATTTCATTTTGTGTACCTCCTTATAAGTACTGGCTAACTACAGCTTCGGCTTCTTTGTTTGTTCCAGCTAAAGTCTTGCCAATCTTTTCAGCCGCTTTTTCGGCTTCTGTTTTTTTGTCATCTTTTCCACCGCCAGCAATTCCACCTCCAGGATTAGTAGATCCGTTTGCAATCTCCTGCTCCTTGGCTTGTGCCGCAGCAGTCTCTTTATCAGAGATAATTTTTCCGAGAACATCAAAATCAAAACTGCCGTCATCCTTTACAACCTGTGCCGCCTGTTCTGATGTGATTTTGAATTTGTCAGCCGCACTTGTACGCTGAGTTGCTAAAGTCTGTGCTTTTTCCAACTCTGCGATACGATTATTTGCTTCCTCTAACTGCTTCGCTGCCTTTTCCTGTTCGGAAAGATTTTGGTCTTTCATGGCATTAAACTCTTTTTCAATGCCCTGTAACCGTTCCAGTTCAGCATTGTTTTTGGTTGCCTTGGCATTTGCTGTCTGAACATCTTTGCCGTTTTCGGCAATAACCTTTTCAATCTGTTCATCAGTTAATCCCATTGCCGCTAAATCTTCTCTCTTCATAAATTACCTCCGTTATGTCCTACGTTTTTTTACGGTGCAACGACACCGAGTGACATTGCCGATTTGTACGCTCACGGCTTTGCGAATTTTTATAAAATAAAAACAGCTACCTATTTCTAGGCAACTGTCTTATTTTGCATTTGTTTTACAATTTCCTGTGCTTTTGCCATCTGCTCTTCCATGTTGATAATGTCAGCAGTTTTCCACAGAGCATCAAGGTAAGGTTTGGAAAGGTTGAAAGTCTTTTCACAATCTCCCCAAAGTCCAACTGTTTTGATTGCAATAAGCGGATGAATACCACACTGCAGAAGTTGCAGTAATGTCTGCGACTTGGTATACATATTATCTTGTGGACTGTGGTTGATCTGCACATCAAAATCTCTAAGAGTGATTTTCAGATCCTCTTTCTTAATGCGGATAACATTCAGCGCAACCTTGGCCAGTCTCTTCTCTGCTGTCTTAACAACCGGATCCTTAAGCCTTGCTCTTGATTTTGAAAAATCCCATCCGTTTCTCAGCTCAACCGCACCCTGCGTATCACCGCCAGTGTTTCCTTGCTTGTTCGGTATTCCCAAAATTGAAAGTGCGCTGTCTGTTAAATCATCCTTGGAAACCTGTGTCTGCGTTTGGTCAAGTTCCTGTGACATCACATCAACATCAGACTTGTTATCCTTGTTAATGGACTTTACAACCAATGCATGGTTCATTTTCATTTTTTTGAACTGTTCTTCGTCAACTTCACAGTTTACAAATTTGTACCATGCCTGGATAAACTGCTCTATACCATCCATTCTGTTTGACTGTGTATTATTGATTGCATCCAACAGATCTATAACAAGTTCAATATCAGACAACCGCTCATGGTTGTTCGGAAATTCTACAATCGGAATACCACCAAATCCGTGAAGTTTCCATGTATCAGGAACAACCGCACTGTTTTTTATCTTACATTCATAGGATTCCGTGTAGCATAGTTTGTACCACTCGCCGTTTTCATCTTTTAATTCCTGTACCGCCAAAATCGGTTCTTCGGAACTGCGGTTGTAAATGACAAACGTGTTCAGAGGATTAGGTGCAACCACACGGATAGGCACATCTCCATTCACAATCTGTATAGCTTTGAATGATGTTCCGGTTGCCGACTGCCACTCACCAGCTTTTATGTCTTTCTCATGCTTATTTGCATCTGCTAAGTAATCATTCAGTTCATCTACTGCCTTATTTACAGCTTCATCATCTTTTCTGCTGACAAACTGAATAGGCTCTCCGTAAGTCTGACCGACCTTGAACTGTACCCACTCATAAGCATGATTCTCAACGATTTTGTTCGTTATATCCTCATTTGACAGCTTTGTTCTGTACAGTACCGGCTGATCTCCTTTGTAGTACTCCCACAAGTACTTGATAACTGACTTATTGTAATTAAAAACACCGATGCAATCACCAATAACCTTTACAATGTTGTCTGCGGTTATCTGCTCTACATCCGTATATGCAATTTTTCTACCGTGACAACCCTTTACAAGGTCTTGAAATTTCATAGTGTTCATATTTTCACCTACATAAATGTAATTCCGCTGCTCTGGTCTCTTTTGGGAAGTTTCTTGATCTCACGTTCTCCGGTCTCCGTATGGTAAACAACCATCTTATCGCAATTCCGGCACTTATATGTCTTGTCAATGTGCGATTTTGAACTGCATTCACCGACTAACCGTCCGCATCCCGGACAGTACACTCTAATTTTTTGATTAAAAATCATAAATACCTCTTTTCTGCGCACAAAAATACCGCCCTTGCTGATAAGAGCGGTACTTCTGTAGTCTTCACATGATCTGAGGAGGAAATGAAAAATATCTTGGAATCTTTCTGCATCTTAATAGTATCACGGAAAAATCGGACATATCGGACAAGTTTATATGGAACTATACGATTTCGTATGTTTTTTCAAAAATATCAGGCTTGCAAGGGTAAAATTCTCCATTTACTCCTTTTATTATAAAATCATTTATAGATACGTTCATATATCCCTCTAAAGTTTTTATTTTCATGATTACATGAGGTGAAGATTTTCCTGCTCTCCAAGCATCATCGATAATTTCATATATAAGCGATTTCCCAACAAATGCTTTTATTTCATCTAAGTTAATGCCATTCCATCTAATAGCTTCAACAATAATAGGTATCTTTCTATATTTTGCCATTTTTATACCTCCGTATTATTTTAATTTGCCATATAGCGGTCAAATGCTTTTCTTACGCTATCCTCTGTGTTTCCACCACCGATTCTATCAGCAACCTTGTTCCATGATAATTTTTCAACAAAACGTAAATTGATGATCCTTCTTATACGGCTGTCCTGAACGCTTGCAATAAATTCTTCGACTTCATTATTTTTTTGCAGTAAATCGTCCTCTAAAAGCTGTAAAGTAGCCTTTCTGGAATAAAGCAGTGTCCGTTTTCTGCTGTACTCTGGATAAGGGAATCCTTCAATACGAAAATGTTCAGTGCCGCCGCATCCACCTGATACGCTGTCAACAACATTCCCATCCGATTCAATTTTTCTGATATCCGATTCAAGTTTTTTAATCTTCTGCTGTACTTCTTTGATTTCTTCCTGTAAATCTATGTATTGAGATAAAACCTCTTTAGTCACCATAATCAATACCTCCGTCCGAAAGAGAATGGGTTTTGAATTGCTTCTGCTCTTGCCATTCTTTTATTTCCGTAAATCATGTCACATAGTTGTGCCGTAGAATCTATCCCGTCATCATGCTTCATTTTCCCTTCAAAAGTAGCAGACAAAATATTTTGAAAATACTTTCTGTACTCTTTTGTTTGATATTTCATGTCCACAAAATGAAGTTTTCGTATGTCTGGAGCATGATTTTTGATTCTATCCATTTTTGCAGTCTGATTGTCTGCCGGATCATGACTTGTGTTAATAGGATATCCGTCTTTTTCCCATATCTTTTCACAATCTGTACGGTATGCTGATGTTGTCTTTGTTTCCTCAAAATGGACTTCTGCTGTCTTATTATTAAATTTATCTAAATGTCTTTCCATTCGTGAAGTAACTTCCGGTATGGTAATTTCCTTATCACCGTCATTGTAGACAACATCAGTGATATAATGTTCTCCGTCAATCTCATAGCAGATAGGCATTGATACAAAATCACCGCCACCATAAGCAGGGTCATTAGCTGCAAATATCCTATCAGGTCTTATTCCTTCAAGTTCTGCCGGATTAAAGAAATTCATCATATCGACATTGAACATCTGACCTTTTCTTTCAATAGGCTCCTGTTGATACTGTGCAAACCATGATGCCATATCGTCATTGTTCTCAAAAGATGCCATACGTCTTTTGTAATCAAGAGTTGTATATCCCAAATGATACGGATAATCAAAATTGCTATCTCCGTTTTCATTTAGTGCAGGAATAATAACCTCTCTGTGCCGTATGCCTTTGTATTCAGGATCATTTTGTAATAGGTCTAACCGTCTACCTTGAACGTCCTTTTTCGCCCAACGTGTTCCTATCCCCAACAATTTAGCCTTTCCAGGCTTAATTCTCGGCATAAAGTTGTTGTCGAATTTTCCCCATACAGTATTTTGCCTATCTTCACTCAATGCTTCATCAATACCGCTGAATAAGTCATCATAAACTCCAAGCCCGTCACAGTCACAAGCACCATTCAATGTTCCGTAAATGCTTCGCATGGTAAATGTTGGGTATGTCTTTTTACGGATAAGGTCTACTGTCAAATCTTTTCCATCAGTGACTAACTTTTTCTCAACTATGTTTGGATATATTTCAGCATATGTGTATGTCGGGTCTGTAATCATTTCTATGATGCCGTCATAGTAACCACCAGTAATTTTGTCCGAATATGCCGAATACAGATTAGACCGTTCCGGTCTGTTAGAGCCGAACCACAGATTACCCATTTTTACTATTTGTGTCTTACCGATTCGTCCGGGACAAAACACCATTCCTTCATCAAGCACATCATCGTACAAATCTTGAATAAGCTGTGCTACCTGCCGTAATGGATTTATTCTCGGCTGATAAAATCTCTCTTCTACCGGTCTGTTCTTTTCCATGTATAGCATGAAGCTTTCAAATCGGTAATGTGCTTCAATCAGAAGAGTTTTGTAATAGTCATCAACAAGGCTGTATTTTTCTTCATGTTGTTGGCTGTATTTTTCAAGGTCAAGTATTCTACCTCCTGTCCTTTCCATGCAAAAACGCTCTACAATGCCTTTAGAACGGTTTGTTATCTGTAAGCCATAAGTTATATCCTTTTCGCCATTTATAGCCACTCTGCAGGCTTCTATGTACGCATCAATGACCTGTTCATCAATTCCCTTGCGTTGTATGTAATTGTCATAGCTGTTTACTGCCGATATAAGGCTCTGACTTGCCAAAAGAAAAAGCACCTCCACGCTGTCGCAGAGATGCTTATAGACCTCTGCCTATAATTTTTCTAGGTTAGTGACTAACTCCAATTGTTAGCCAGTGATTTATTAGCAATTTATCTTAATTCCCTCTGTAAGAATTGATGTACCATCTTCTGAAAGCATCAGTTTTCCGTTTTCATCAGCCTTTTTCCATGTGGCTTCTGCAACTATCATCGGTTCACACCCCACATGACCGCTAAACCGTAAATCAATGTCTGTACATAGGACTTTCTTACCGTCAATCCATATCTCTGCCGTGTTTCCATCAGAGATAATTTTAATTTTCTCTTCCATTACTCCACCAACTTTCTTCCGCACATAGGGCAATAATTGATTTTTATATATCCAAGGCAACCACTGTCTCCTGTGTCGATCAACACTCCAAATTCATTTTCATCTTTGCAAATAAAATCTCCTCCAGCGTATCTTTTTTTCATATATTCATAATCGTTCATTGCTATATCTTCGCAAAATTCACACATGATTAAAACCTCGCTTCACAATGCTCTACCATTGTTTCCAACGTTTCCTTGTTATACAAAATAGAGCCATTCTTGTCCGCTTTATATTTATCAAAAGTGCATATCGTAGTTATAAAATTCCCAATGCAGTCCGCATGGAAATTTATGTTGTATACTTTCTTCTGCCACTTGCCGTTTGCGTATATCTTGGTGTATCCGCCTTTTCTTGTTTTGATAATTATTTTAGAACGTGATTTTTTCATCACTTGTCCTCCTGTTTTTACACCAAACCAAGAATATACAATATACCAAGTTCCGATTCTTGCTCTGCACATTCTCTGACATGAACCAAAATTTCCTTTAGTTGTTCATTATCTTTTTCTGTCATTTTATTTTTGTCAATTATTTCATCGATGCAGTAATATAAACAATGCCCATATCCACACCCCAAACGACTTCCATAAAATGATTTTCCAACAATATCATAATTTTCAGTTTTTAAAATATCGTGCTGATAATCTAAATCGCACCACTTTTTATTATCTTCCAGTTTCTCTTGAAGATATTTTAAGAAATCTACTACTCTTTTTTCTCTATCACTGATGTATAATATCGTGTCTTTCATTTTATTTCACAATCCTTCTGCTTTCTTCCATCACTTTACAGTTCCTTGCAAAATCTCTTTCAATAAAACTTTGCGGTATCCTTCCAAAATTTTCCAAAGCGTATTTTTCTACCGCTTTTTTGGAAACATCTATACTAAAATTTCGTAATGCTTCTGTTTGTGGTTGATAATCTTTCAATCCATTCATCCTCATATCCTCCGTAACCCATGCAGACGGAATCGAACCGCCGACACACATCCTATGCGGATGCTGTTCTACCACTGAAGCTATACATGGGAATCGCACCGTAAAACCTTTTATGGCTTGCGCTTGCCATAACCAAAGATGCATCGCCTACTTGTCACTGACTATCCACAATCTCACAGTCTTGTCTGTTCTCTAATTCATAGGCTTGGTTTTCGCTAAACATATGTGGCTTACGTTTTAGCTAGGGAATAGTTGCCGTGGGAGTTGAACCCACCCGACGCAAACAAGGTACGACTACTTTTGAATCTGCAAATTCTACTCGCAGAAGTGTTTTTCGTTGACCGATAATGAGCAACTACTATCCATACATCTCCCATCGACCTGAACTATTGCAGTAGTGCCAGACTAAGTGGAGATAAAGATAAAGTTGGGATGATGGGGCTCGAACCCACAGCCTATGCCTTAGAAGGACACTGCTCTTTCCATTTGCGCTACATCCCAATGTGCGTTTCCATAAGCTGTATGCCTACATTTAAGGCACTGACACAGCGCAACACTTATGGCTATTTTTATTTTCGCAGGGCATCCGCCAGTTACCTGCTAGTTGGGAGCGACCCAACCGTCTACGCCAATTTTATGTCCGCAATGGCTGTGCGGGATTTTAATGTCTTTACTGACAACCCACGGATTAAAACCTACAACGGTATTCCGCAAAAACCGGGATATCATAAACCGGTTAAACCCTCACGAGCCTTGCGACGGCTCTTAACAGCATTCCGCTATGAGGTGAAAGGAGTCTTCCATGTAGATGGAATATTCGCAGATGGCAAAGACCAAAAGAAGAAAACATCTGCGAAACAGGACTACCAGGATTCGGACCTGGGAATACAGCAGTCAAAGTGCTGTGCCTTACCGCTTGGCGATAGCCCTAAACTCCGGGAGAGAGACCATCTGCTCCCGGATTATTTTTGTGAAACACCCTATCTTTATCTAAAAAAAATTGTCACGCCTGTGTACGGTACTTTGAAAAAATTTGTGTTGTCAAACGCATTATTCCATTTTTCGTTTCCCACACACAGGCTACATACACTCTTGATGCCTTGATTTCTCTGCCACATATCCAATGCCAACACAACACCGGATATTCGGCAATAACAATGGCTTTATGAATTTAACCCATTCAAAATTGTGATATGGGATAATTCGCATAATCTCCGGTAACCACATAGGCTATACCCACGCGAAAGTTATTCCAAATGCAAGGAACATTGCGAACGCAAATAAAATAACTCCGTCTGATGCTGTTTTCTGTTTTGGAGCATACCATAAAGCAGATATTGCTAAAACTGTCAAAACCAACGTTGTCATTATTTTTAAAATCATGAATCCGATCATTTTTTCTTCGTCCTTCCTTCAATTTCATCGATCATTGCCATTACCAGTGCTTTAGCAAACTGGCTATTGTTGTGCATTTTAATCAGAAGATTGCCTTGCCGGATAATATACGACCAGTCATCATCCGTTTTCGGATTAGCACACTCTTTATGTATTTTCCAAACCTCTGTGTAGATCTCTTTAATCTCCGGTGGCAATTCACATTTCTCCTTAACTGGCAAATCTTCTTTAGGTTCTTTATCAATCCTGCTCTTTTGGTGCTTCATCTGACAGCTAACCATTTCTGTAACGTTCTCACGGTCTCTTTTGATTCCGTGGCCTTGCAGAAACAACTCACATTGCAGGACTTCACCGCATTTTGAACATTCGTCTTTTATCTCTTTCCCAAATATCTGCATACACTTAATCTCTACCAGTGACTACCGCTCTTAAAAATACTCCGATGATGAACAGGATATACACCCATGCAGGAGCATGTAATTGAAACAGTATCCATGCTAAAACTATGTAAATGAAAATCATGTGGTACACCTCCTAAGGGTCTTTTTTATTTTTGAGGAAATTTGAGGGACTAAGTAGGGGCTGTTCTCTGATCCTGTCAGACCCCCTCCCCCGTTGTGCTATGCGGCTTTTCAACTATGCGTTAAACTAATCTTTCACGCAGTCTTATTTGTTATGCCTTTAACTATCCCATATTTTTGCACGTTTCCGTTGTTGTTGCTACTCATTCGCATCTGCTGTATTATCTCCATACGCTCCGGAATCGGTCAACATTGATGTATTTTGTCCAAAATTTGTGTCTAATCGTGGAAGTTGGTCAGCTGTCCTGGTTATCTTGTGTACAATCTCTTGCTGTGTGGTCTGTTTCCGCCCGTGGTCGTTGTTTAATCGTTCCGTTGCTCCAAGCGCATTTCGCAGATTAAAAGCGACAAGTTGATCACAATCTGCATCATCTAACCAATTTACAAAAGCTTTTCTGACCTCGTCCATGCTCGATGTACTTGATTTAGTCCTCCATGCACTCAAAGCCTGTTTAGATATCCCTGTTAATATCTTAAATGTATCAGCTGTAGCAGTCATATCATAAGCGTTGGCTAACTCCCTAAGATATAAATAAACCTCATACAACAGATCTATGTTGTACGCATTGTAGTTAGTTAGCATTTGGTTGATACTATTATCCACTACGTTTTGGGGTATATCTTTTAATACATTACTAGGTCTTATATAATTGTTATATATATATTGCATGGCACCATTAAAAACCGGTTGCCGTTGTGATCTCATGTCATCGATGCCATAAGCTGCACAATAATCGTCAAAGTATTTCCGGATATTTTTTTTAATCTCGTCAATGTTTGGAATCTCTCTGACGTCCTGCACCGCTCTACACCTCCTGAAATCTGCAATAAAAAAATCACAAGCATCACTCAATAAACCTATGTCTTTTGATCTCCTCCACAGATCAGGTAAAAACATAAATCTAAAAAAGTGACAAGCTAGTGACTTCTTGTCGTTTCCGGTCTGCCGGCTCCGGTGGTCTTGGTTACAATCTGGGCGGCTGCGTATCCAGAGGGGGTTGGATTTGCTCCGCTGTCACTCGTACCGTGTTAACGTCGGCTCCCTAACTGCTTTTATCATAACACAAGACCTATTTATAAATCCACAACAACCTTTTACGTATTTGATTATTTGTTGTGGTGGTATTCCTGCCGGTGATCCTGCGCATATAAAAATCATGCGATTAAAAAATATCATCCGTGTAAATTTGACAAATGGGATTTTTCAACAGACAGACAGGTAATTTTTGCAGATGGGTACATGGTGGCAGCCGGTCGGCTCTAGTATTTATATATACTTGGTATATCATTGTCTTTCTGCACTTATTTATTTTTATTTTATCTAACCTTTATTTTATCTAATCTCCTTTTATTTAATCTGCGTCTACAAAATGTCTACAATTTGTCTACAAAATTTAGCACGTTAAAATGTCGCAGTGAAAATAGAGCAAAAAAAGCAGGCTGTTACACCTGCTTAATTCCTGTTTATGCTGTTGCTCTTTCTGTTCTTCTTATCCGTTCCGCTCTCGCTGTGATCCGGTCAATTAACACCCTGTCACCGTATGCGGTTTTGCTGACCAATAACTCCGGGTCTGTCATGTTCTCCAGTGCTTGGAGCGTTTCCGCTTGCACCGTCTCCAGTGCCTGGAGTTCTGCTAGGTTAAATTCTTTCAGCCGTTCGGATTCCGTTGTTTCCAGTTGATCCCGGTAGTACCGGAAGAACTGCCGGACGTTTGAGCGGATCCGGGCGGCTTTCTTTTCTACGATTTGTTCCGGTGTGCCTTTCATGCTTTCTGCTCCTTTTCTCTTTGTATTCGTTCAATACCTTGCTTATAAATTTCTTCCGCTTCTTTCCTCTTGCGTTCTACCCATTCAACATTACTTTCATCTGGCCGCTGTCCGGGTAAGCCTGCCCATTTCGGAGGATGTTTAACAACTGGTTTAACTTCTCCGTGCTCTCTAGCGGCTCTTTCTGCCGCTGTTTTGGCTTGTAAAGCGTGTAGCCGTTCATTTGCCTGCATGAGTGCGATTTTCTCGTCTATGGGGCTTTTAGATCCTGCCACGGGTGTTTCTTTCGGTTGCTCTGTTACTGTCTGCGGTTGTACTGGTTGCAATGCTGCGATCACGGCACATATAACAAACTGGTTGACGCTTATACCTTTCTTTTCAGCTTGCGCTTTGATCTGCGGTTCTAGGTCTTTTGGAAAACGCACTTTGTAATCAAATGTTTCCATTGCTGTTTCTCCTTTCCTCATGTGATGTCATGATGTCATAGTTTAATGATGTCATGATGTCATTTTGATGATATCACTTTTATGATGTCATGATGTCATTTGCTATGATGTCATTATATTATATTAAACTATGCTTGTCAATAATTTATTGCACTATGCTTTCATTTTATTTAATTCTTTTGTAACACAGTCAAGCACAAATTCTGAAAGCGTCATGTTTTTAAGTGTTGCGGCAGCTTTCAATTTTTCTTTTGTCCCTTTTGGCGACATAACGGTAATCCTATCGTAATTTTCTTTTTGATATTTTGCAATATATGACAATTCTTTCTCTTTTTCTTTGAATGCCATGTCTGCACCTCCTTTTCTATTATTAGAATAGTATCATATTAAACTATGCTTGTCAATTAGTTTTAATGTTTGCATTATATAGGTAAAAACAACTTTCAAAAAATATTTTTAAAATTATTAAACTATGCTATTGACTATATTATTGAACTATGCTATAGTTATCTCAACAAATAAATAAAGCCGGTGACACCTACCAAGCGAACACCGGCACCCAAAAAGAAAGGCACCCATATTATAACACGGGTGAAAAGGTAAAAGCAATATGAGAAAGAATGAATTATTAGAAGCAATAAACAACAGCAAGGCAAGAAGCGCATGGAATAAAGGTGTAAAGATCTATGCTTATGAGCTTGTAGAAGCTCTAGAAGTTGAAGAGATTCCGCAGGACAAAACAGAGTTAAAAAACCTTTTACTGAATGGCGCCGCTGACTGGAAACAGTACAGTTGGGGCGGCTGCTCTCTGATTTATGATTGTGACATTGCCGAACGTCTCTGTTGTCCGTCTGAGTTAAAAAAGGTTTGTGGCGGAGAGAACAAACCAAACAGATCTGAGGAATGGTTAGACACACAGGCAAGAGCATTAAGCCATTCTTTTGATATAATTTATCATATTGTTAAATTTAGCAAGTAAGACAGGCTTACAACCGGGATCAAGTCCCGGTCTTGCTTTTACCCGGATAACCGGGAAAAATTGAAAATATGGAGGTATTACGCCATGAGCGAAAACGAACGCAGAAAAGAAGAACTAATAAGACGACTGGACAACCTCGAAGCCTGCAAAGATAACCCGGTATACCTTGCAGAGATCAAGAAAATACGCAAAGAGCTTGCAGATATAAACTGCGAACAATAGCCGCCGCAGAGAATGCTCGCCGGATCACTACCGGCGGCGGTTTTATGGGTGGAATTTACCCAAAAATTAAAAATGGGAGGTTGACATAGGATGAAAGAAAAGAACCTTGAAAGACTTTACAATCTGTTAGACCGTGCGGAACGAGAGCACGACACGGAGATAGCCGCCGCACTACGGTGGGCGATTTTTGAACTGGAAAACAGATAAAAGACGGCTTGCAACCGTCTTTTTGTCGTGTTCCGTGTGATCTGCTGACGTCTGGCGGTCTATTTGTGTTACTCTTCCACCGGATCCGGTCAGATCCTGCGCCCGGATATATTGACGGCTTGCGCTGTCTTGGTGTACAATCAAATATTACAAGGGGGATTTTATCAAAATGCGAAAAGTGGGAATAGGTCATATATATGACATTATGGAGAGCGTATCGGATGCCGGGGAACGGTTGGAAACCGTCATTCGGGTTGAGAGTGCCGCCGGTGGTCTGTCTTCGGAATCTGCGGAGCTGTTGCGGTCTGCCTATGGTTCCATGCTTTCTGCAGTCGGAGACCTTGCGAAAGCTGCGACACGGTGACCGGGTGACCGGTCCAGGACTTGCACAGCAGAAGCACACAGATGTTCCACGCCTTGAATCGGTCTGAAAAAATCTGCGAAAAAACTCTGAAAACGGATTTTTCAGCTTGAAAAGTGCTACCCCGGGGGGATTGAAAATTTTTAGCACGAAAATTGTAGAAAAATTTTTCTTTCAAAAACCTCTGAAAATGAGATTTTCGGATGAAAATGCAGACCTACGGGGGTATCAAAACGGTTGACCCAAAATTTTTTTACGAAAAAAGTCTCAAAAAATGAGATTTTTAATAAAACCTATAGGGGGAAATGTTATGAATTGCTACAAGTGTGGTAAAGAAATGAGAGTTGTTCCGGAACAGGTGGCTACGGATGAAAAAGGATTGCCGGTATATCACAGAATAGGTTATTGTGATGCTTGTATGTCTAAATTTGACATTGACATTTTGGAACAGCAAAAAAATCAGACAGTTCAGAACAATCAAAAGTCGCCTAAGAAAAAGCAGAGCACATTAAGTACGTTGGCAGCTGTGTTTTCTATTTTGACATTTACTATTCCGGTTGCTGTTATTCTTGCAATAATCGACATTGCTACTGGTGATAAAAAGAATAAATTGCATACTGGTTCGTGGTTTGCCATTATATGGTGTATTCTTGCAGTCATAGTTTATAACATAGGCAATAAATCTGATGATGTTTCTATTCCTATTGCGGAAGTAAAAGTTTCGCTTGAAGCAACAGAAGAGTCTACTTCTTCACCTGTTGTAAATAAATCAGATTTTGTTATTTCTCCCGGTTACACATTCGATGCGGACGGCTTGCAAGTCACTATTAATGATTTTGACCTTGACTACACTGATTATGAGGATGAATACGGTTGGAACGCTCCTACCGATGGAACAAAATACATTATGATTGATGTTTCCTATCAGAACAACAGTAAAGATGATAAGTATGTAAGCATCTACGATTTCCAGTGCTACGCAGACGATACAGATTGTGAACAAAATTATAGCGTTGTTGATAATTCTTCGTTGAATGCGAATATTTCAAGCGGTAGAAAAACTTCTTACAAGATTGCATTTGTAGTTCCGCAGAATGCGCAGAGTATTGAACTGGAATACGAAACAAGTTTCTGGACGGGCAACAAAGAAGTTATCAAATTACAATAGAATATAGTATTTTAAGGGCATCCGAAAGGGTGCTCTTATTTTTAAACAAACAAAAAAGAATGTCCTCCACGACAAGGACACTCTTCTTTTTAAAATACATGCCTGATGCGCTTTTACTGAAAAGCATTGCTACTGTTCAGCTGGTTTAAATTATAGCTTCGACACCTACATTGTAGCATTTAAGAAAAATTTACGCAAGCATTCTCATGTAATTTTTGATAATTTCATCAGCTACAGCAAACACTTCTCTTCCGTAGGTAGCCAAAAAATCAGCAACAATCTCTTCCGTCTGAATGTCCATAGTCAGATTGTAGGATAAGCAGAACGCATGGCACAATTCATGGCACAGCACACGGTCATAGAAATTACCGTGAATCATGTCTGATATGTAAATTTCTCTTGTGTTCCTGTCTGTCATGCCAAAAGTATATGTACCATCAGAACGCATCAGCATAGGGCTGTGACTGCGTACAAGCCTTAAATTCCAGTCAATTCCATTTATCGTGAACAACTTACCACCTCCAACATAAAAGGGGCTAAATAAGCCCCTTAAGTGTTTTAACCGATTTTTGTTACCAGTGCAGACAGCTTGTTCCGCAGTACCGTCTTTTCTTCCGGTGTTGCATCGTTGATAATCTCCGTCATGTCGTTTGCAAGTTCGGTCATGTATGTGTTTAGGTCACGGACTTTTGCTTCTTTGTCCTGCTGCGTGTTAGCCTTATGCAGTTCCTTATTTTCCATGTAGGCTCTGCGGCTCACGCCACTTCTGCCCTCTCTTGCATCACGCATACCGGATGAAGAAGTTTCCGTGTAGTACATACGCCCCATGTCTCTGTCCATGTCACGGTGATACATTTCCGGGGTCATGTGGTAATAAGGTGGCTCTTCATAACCTCTGCGGTAGGTTCCACGACCTTTAGGTGCAAATCTGCCGTCAGCATAGCGGTAATGGTCATAGAACCGTCTTCCACCATCCCCATAACGTTCAAACATTTCCATGTTTTCGTCCGAATCATATTCCTGCATGGTTTTTGTCAGTTCCCGATAGTACATAGCTTCCGATAAGTCTTTCATCATATCAACTACTTTTCCCATTTCGCAAGTGTCTACATGGTCGATGCCCTTGTCAAACTGCGTTTTAGCGCATTCAGAAAGTTTTTCAATCATTTCATGCATTCTCTTAACATCCATGATTTTTCACCTCCTACGCTTCACGAACGGCAATCAAATTGCTGTTCTGCACTTCAATAGCTTGCGTAGAAGTGTTCTGAACGGCTACCGTACTGCAGCATCCACGAGGAACATCAATGTAAGCCTGAGCAGATACATTGAAGAAATTCTCTACTGCTGCCGGAGTTACAATCATTCTTGTGGACTGTAAAGGTTCCCCGTCTAACGCCAGTGCAAGGGAAATTTCCCCAACAGTTCCACCAGTGGGAATCTGAATGTTACCGGAATAACTTACAAGGAATCTTGCACGACACTGATTAGTGATACCTCTTAACTTCACAATTCCGGATCCCTCTCTATGATTGATACAGTTACTTCCATTTACGGCAGTTTCAGTAAAAGCAACGTCCGCTCCTGCTGCCACAGTCTGTAATGCTACTGCTGTATATTCAGCCATAATAAATACCTCTCTTTCAAAATCAAAGGGGCAAACCATATAGTCTGCCCCATGTTGTCAGTAATTCTGCATAGCAGACATAACATTAAGGTTAAGTTACTCGATATGCAGTTTTAGCATCCGCAACCAGTGTTGCAACCGCATCCGTAATATACGTTAGGGTTGGGAACTTGGTATGCAGGAATGGGTGCAGGATTCACAGCGTTAATAATCTGCTGTGCCTGTGCACTCATGGCAGTGGTCAGAAGAGCATTCTGACGATCCTGAGAAGCGGCTCTGCGCAGATCGTTGTTCTCTGCCTGCAGAGTAGCAATCTTATCCTGACATAAGTAGTCAAGGATTGCTCTCGTACCGGCATTCTGACTGTCGATAATATCACGAGTGTTGTTATTCATGGTGTTCTGCAATGCGCAAGTATTGGTTGCCATATTGTAGTTTACACCCTGGATAGCTTCACGGGTATCGCAGCAGCACTGTGCTAACTGTGCCTGTAAAGCGTTAGCATTCTGCATTCCTGCTACGGTGTCTGCATTGATAGCCTGTTGGATGCCATAGCCAGTCTGTAAAATGTTGGTATTTACGCCATTAAATCCGGTAAGCATACCGTTGTTAACAGCGTAGAATCCGTCACACAGACCGTTGTTGATTCCGTCCAGTTTACCGATGATAGACTGGGTGTCGAACCCTCTTTGTAATGCAGAATCGGTGTAGTAACTGGAATTAGAGCCATTACCGCCCCATCCATTACCGCCCCAACCTCCAAAAGCGAAGAAAAGGACGAAAATAATAATCCACCATGCACCATCGTCGCCCCATGCACCGTTGTTCCCATATCCGCTGTTGGCAGGCATAACAGGCATGGTAAAGGGAGTATTGTTACTCTCAAACATAATTTTTACCTCCATATAAGATTTTTTATACTTAATCTTGCAAGAATTTAGTATCTACTTCATAGGAAATTGACGCTTGAATTTTTCAAATTCAGAATCAAAATCTACGCCACGTTCCTTAGCAATATTTCTGCCAAAATTTTCAACACCTGATATGTCACCTTTTTGCGCCATTCCCATTACATTTCTAATCATGGGGTTTTGCATCATCTGACTATTTCCCATAATCCCTTGAATTATTTGTTGTGGATTTCCCATCCCTTTGAGCATCTGCATAGGATTCATCATTTTCATTCTGCATCATCCTTTCTTTGCGATTGTGGAGTTTTCCTTTGCGTTTGCGAAGTTTTCAACTGTTCAATCTTTTGTTCCAGTTCATCGAAACGCTTCATAAATACCGCTGTGGCTTCGTCTGATAGGTCAAATTTCGCCTTTTCTGTGTCTGACGGTAAATTGTTAGGGTCTGCATCTAAAACAGGCTTGTAAAGCCTTGTATAGATTTTCCCATCTGCTCCCCAGGATTTAGCATAGATCTCCGACAGGTCCTGTTTTGGGAAAAATGCTGTGTTTCCATCCATAGGAACCTCATTCGGTGCTATGCACTCTTGCGCCGGTACAATACGACCGTACATCTGTACTGTGTTTTGCTGTGGCTGTTGCATAAATTGCTGTGGTTGGAATTGCTCCTGTTGTGGCATAAACTGTCCGTACATAGGTGTTCTATACTGCGGATTGAAATAGTTCGGATTCATAATCGGCTGCGGCATGGCTATTCTCCCTTTCTTCCATTGATTCTATCTGTTTCGCAATTTCAACTTCATCAAGTGTCTGATATGTCGGCTTGTTCATAAGTCCCAACGGACTGAAATTCATAAGCATTACCCGTTTCTCCTAAAACTTCCTCGATCACATGAACCATGATTGATTGATACTTAATCGGCACTTCCCTTGTACGTTCTTTGCTGAATATATGTTCCAGCGTTTCATCAGAAAATTTGAATTTTCCCATAAGGTCATCCCTCCTTATGATTAAATTTTGGCATAAAAAAAGTCGCATATAGTGACACATATACGACACTTTTGCGACAAGCGAAAAAATATGCAGTTTTAAAAGTATGATAAATACGGCATTAGCACATCCTATTGCCACTCCAATGATTATCGGTGAGATACGCAGATTTTTACGGGATAACAATAGCATCCGTGTTTCACGGTCTCTGAAGGACACCGCCTACAAGGCAATCTACGCCCGCGATACCCTGACCAGGAAAAATCTGAAGGAGCCTACCGTGGAAGAGATCGCCGCGGAGGTGGGTATCTCCAAGGAAGACATCGTCTATGCCTTAGATGCCATGCAGAACCCCATGAGTCTCTACGAACCGGTCTATACCGACGGCGGCGACACCCTCTATGTCATGGACCAGATCAGTGACAAGAAAAACCGGGAAGAAAACTGGGTTGAAGAGCTGTCCCTAAACGATGCTCTCGACCGGTTAAACGAACGCGAAAAT